TTTTTGACGCAACACTAGTAATTCTTCCAGCAACAACTTTTGATGTAAGGACACTTTGTAAATTATCTGTGGATAACGACTTCAAACTAGTCTTCACGTTGAATACTTTTGAATAATCTTTGGCAAAAGCATCAGATAATTTTTTTGCTTTGTTAATATCTAAATTTTTAGCCAAACTATGCAATCCGCCAGCACCACCTGTGTAAGGACTTATTACTCCTTTAATTGTTTTATCTAAACCACTTTTTGCTTCAACATATTTTTTAGCATCTTGGATGTATTGTAATTCTCTAATATATTCGACATCGGACTCCCTATTTTTTTGTGCCATGTATTCTAAAGTACCCGGTGTTTCGGATAATTGTTTCCATTTCACAGGATCATCCCATTGTGAAACATTTTCATTTACCGCCGAAGGTGCCCTTTCGAAAGGTTCATGTGTGACAATATTCGGCACGGTCGTCATTGTTTTCTTTGTGTTTGCCTCTAGTATTTGGCCAGGACCGACTGCCACATTCACATCATTTTGTGATTCATCAATTACTATTCCTGCTGATTGTGTGTTTAACCACGTAGGTCCCCAATCAGAACTTGGTGCAATACTATTGAAGTGAATTTGACCTCCTGCAAGGTGTGTGCCGGCACCCCCGTGTAATTGCTGTCCTCCAGTGAAAGATGATATTCCACTTTTACTATAACTTGAGATGACGCCTTCTTGCGATGTATTAAAAATTCCTGCGGATCCTAAATTTAAAATTGCGTTTGCATTGTTTACAATTTCTCCTTCTGCTGTAAACTTAATACTATTTTTAGAATGGAAATTAATGTCACCACCCGCGTGTAAGTCAAAATTTCCGTCTGCTCTTAGATTGAAACCGTCTTGTGCATAAATGTATATCTTACCATCCGATGACATCTCCAACCAACTTTTTCCTGATCCGTTTGCAATATAAACCACACCTTCGGTGTCATGCATAAGCACTTGATGTCCTGATGATGTACGTAATCTTACCAGTTGGTTTTGCCTGTTTGCATCTCCGTCGTCCATAACAAAAGTGTGTCCTGCATCTCTTGTTACAAATTCAGTAGATAATTCGTCTTTAGGTCCTACCTGCTTCTTTTGAGTTTTTTCATTCAGCCTACCCGGGGTGCTAATTCCAAAAACTGCACTTGGTGTTTCTCTTCGTGCTGACGAAGTTGTAGTACCTCTTACTTCGTCTGCTATCAGTCCTTGTTCCAAAAGCACATTACTGAATGGATGAATAGGCAGAGGAATATTATCATAGTTTGCAATAGGATCAATATTTTTGTTGGATAATCGATTTATTTCACCGGCAACAACTTTTTTTGTTCCATACGTTTTTTCTTTATCAACATTACTACTCGGTTGTCCTGGAGGACCTCCGCCACCTTTGTCCCAAGTTTTATCACTAGCCGCAAGTCCTGGCGTCATGTGATTAGTAAGTGGTTCCTGTATACAACCCATCCAAAACGCCTGGCTGGCCTTGCCTTCTGCAAAGATTACAAGTACCCTGGTTCCAATATCAGGTGGTACACCCCAAAATCCATACGAGTGCTGTGAATATTGATGTTCAGAAGAGCCTGGACTGTTATGAGCAATATCCTTGTTTCCATAAAACGGAGATAGATATTCACATATAATCAAATTGTCCTGTTTGTCTTCATCTGTTTTTGCAAGAGCAGGGATAAAAACATTTAGTCTTCCCATACGTGCAGGGTCTTTATTTCCTTTTACAATTCCGATAAACGGACCTGTGCTTCCTTCAGACCATGATGTATCCTTGTCGGGTGCTTTGGATGTGGACACGTGCCCTCTTAAATTTGTAGATAATTTAGACATTTTTTATAAAATTTTTCACCTTGTTTTCAATTGTTGTCCTAACCGATGTTGCAAAACTTGTAATTTTACCAAAAATATTTTTCACATCTTTGATTTCAAATGCAGTATTCCTAAATTTTTCAACTAGGCTTTCTGCTTCACTTCTTAAAGCAACATATGATCTTCCATCCGATGTATAGGTCACAGCATTTTCAATTGGTTTACTAATTTTTACTCCTTGATTTTTGAATCTAACCATATTTAATGTTTGAGTAAACTGGCCTCCATCAAAACTGTGCGAGACTTGAGTTATCCTGTACAAGCCTGTAAATGTTGTTGACTTTCCATCTGCAAGTTCATAGGTACCTTTAGAATCGTTGATGTCGGACGGCATCCTAAAGTTAAGCATCACGATTGGATCGGCGACATCAAAATTATAGCATTGATATTGTTCGTTCCATATAAAATCTCTACCTCCTTGCCAATAGTCAGTGTTCTTTCTTTCAGCAGTACCACCTTTTGTTGGATCCGCGGCAAAAAGTTCTAGAGGTATAAACTGTGATTGAGATATCCAAGCAGGGTCGCCTAAAATTTCCATTTGTATATTCACCATGTCTGCCAGTGGATTTGATAATTCGTCTTGTAATTGATCCAAATAAAAATATTTTTCAGCAGTTTGATCGCCTTCGCTTTTAACTACTCCTGGTTCACTTTTCATTATGTGGGTACCATCCTCTACTATGTCTTCTCCTGTCCTAGGTGCTGGTGCAGAGTCCACTACCCTTACCCCCGGAGACCTTGGATCCGGGTCAACATCTTTAAGTCTTGATTGAAAATATGCCAGTCTATAATTGATATCTAAATTCAAAATATCAACATTTTCTCCTGTGAAAATGTAATTGTATTTTTTATGTACAAAAGATCTAAATTTGTTACCGGTGCTTACGCCCGGTATGGCAAGGCTGTATGCATGAATATAATGTGGCGTGATGTGTATGTTAATTTTTTTCCTATGGGTATTTCTTTTTTGGTCCCAGTTTCCCGGACCGGATAATGGAGTAATTGTAGTCTTGATTTGATAGTCTCTAAAATACATACCTCTTTCGTTACTTGCATCATAAACTGCTTGATTACCTCCTTTTATTTGAGAGGCTGTCAACTCGGTAGATACCTTCGAATACCATGCCTTGTATGCGTCATCTCCAAACTCAGGTGATGCCTTGCATATTTCTGTCAACACCTTTAGGATAGAATTTTTGGAAGTGAATTTTACAATTTGTTTTGGATTTACTTCTCCTAACTGATCTGCACGTCTGGCGTCTCTTACAATTTTATCTTCATATTGCAAATTCATTCCTGTGCTTTTTATATTTTTGAATTCAAAAGGTTGGTCTTTAAAATCCTTATCTACCGTCACACTGTAAATATCTGGTTTGTCTACTAATGCTTTCGCTTTTTCATCCAAGTTTTGATTGTTTAAAATTTCTGTTATTGATGCACAGGCTTCTGATAAATTTCCACCATGCACACTACCGCTGGTCCTTGGATACAAATAGGTGTTTGAAAATCCAAATTCGTTGTAAGGTATAGCAGTAACTTGATATGTTGATCCACCTTGATTCACATCTAAATTCATGTCTGTCAATTTGACAGGGATCACCCTCTTTAAATTTTTTAACTGGTCGTCGTCGTATACCGGCATGCCTTTTTCGTCAAACCCTTTAAATTCTATAGTCAACAAATATGGTGCATCCAAATGATCGAAATATCCGTTGTTGGCCGCTCCTGCTCTCAATCGGTCTAAAAACGTTATGCCTTGCGGTTCTACGATCATCATTTGTATAGAGGTAACTGATGTTTGAGGCCTATTTTGATTGTGTGATGGTACACTTGTTAATTCAACATTTTGGAAAAATAAATCTCTAGGATTATCAAAAACGCTTTTTATTCTATCAAAAGTTTTTTTGCCTCTTTTGTTCAAAATATCTTTTGCGTCAAAATGTGGATTGGTTGCATCTAAGGTACCGTCTGTGGGATTATTGTCGGATCCTATACCACCACTTCTCACTAATATATCATGCGGCACACTGTTTAACAAAGTTTTTGTGTTTGTTAGGTCTTTTTCCCCCAAACAGGAAAGTGTAAACAAATAATTTACAGAAGCATATTTGAATAAAGGATTCGGTTGTGCAATATCATTGACGTAAGAACTTTTTTTATTTTCCGCTAAAAGTCTCTTTTCAACTTCAGCACTTCGTATATTAGGATTGGCGTAACTCATTTGCTTAAACTCCTAGATCTTTAAGCAGGTTATCCTTTTTTGGTAATTTAATTTTCACTCCAGGTTTGAAATCATAGATTGGGTCTTCGATTTGGTCTGGATTACGTTGTGCAAATACCCACCACAGTCTCGGTGATCCATATAAGTCATAGGCTAAAAGGTCGGGCCTATAGGCATATGTTCTCTCCACGGTGTATACCTGGTCGTCACTGTCTGCTGTTAGTGTTCTCGGATTTAAGATATCAAGATAGTTTGCAAACTGCTCTGTCTCAAAATAAGGTGATGTGTTATTATATTTTGCCATTAAATAAATCCAATTGAATCTTTACCTTTGCCGCTCAATTCTCCATTTACAAATTTTTTCATTGAGAATTTCTTTATACTATCTCTAGAGTAGATAGGCGTTACTAAAACAGAAATATTTGAGAGTGTAGGTGCCCAAGTTTGTTCTACATCTTTTGTATATCCTGCAAGGTCACCTTTTACATCTTTCCAAATACCTGCACTCAAAAAATTCATCACACTATCAGCCACTTTTGTTGCCTTTGTTTCTCTTTCATACTGTCCCATTTCTCTCGTGGAGATGTAGTCAATTCCTGCTCTTAGTTCCACGTTGAATGTGTTTATAATTACTGGTACTTTCCTAAACATTTTATCACCATAACCATCGAGGTGTAGTATCGGTGGTGGACTACCTTTTAATCCGTAGCCTTCGTCTTGACCAAAAAACATTTTTGTTACTGCTCTTAGGAAATGCACTGTGGCTACCCATTGCCTTGCGTCTTCTGAATTTTGCACTGGAAACTCACCAATGATGTTAATCTGGTCTACCTGTGAATTTTGGTAAGCATAGTGAGGATAGTTGCTGTGTGTTTGTTCCATTGCATTATAGTTTGCCGAATGCTGAACAATCATGGAAGGAGTCAAGGGCCAAAAAATTCCATTGTTTGGTTTTAGTGGCGCTAACAATTTACTGTTATCAAAAAATACATCTTGTACAGGTGAACCTACCGGTATTGTCAGTCTCACACGCCAGTCTTTTTGAGCATCTCTGTCGCTCCAGTTTGCAGAAGCATTTTGCAGTCGTGAATCCGACTTAATACCAGCACCCATAAGCCTAGATGCTGTCTTACTTAAAAATCCAATTCCTTTACCTATCAATGACATTTTTTGGTTGCAATCCTTTGTTAATTTGCGTATACTTAAAACATATTTATAGGCACAATTATAGGCGCATTTAATTCCCCGTACGACACGATCCAACAGACCTGTTTGTGGTCACTTTAACTTTAATGAAAGATAATTATGAAGCGAGTGAAATACTTAAACAACCGAGATCTGTTGGCGCAAATACATGCCAGTAAAAATACCTATTGTTCGTATGTGGCAAAGGAAGATACACAATATGATTTAATTGTGCCTAATCTAAAAAAAATTAACGCCAATGCAATAGCACAGGCTAGAAAAAACAGATCAAAAAGATTAACACAAAAAGCATGGGAAGATGCAAAAGCATCAGGACTTAAAAAAATAAAACTTTCGGATTACACGGTTTCTACTAGAAAAATTCCAAAAACAGATTTAGTTTTTAGAGTAATGATGTTTGATCACATACCCATGGATGCTGGAAGAAAAAAGAATCCAAAGAGTGTAGCAGATCATCATGCTAAAGTAAACTTTCCACCCTTCCAACATTATAGAATTGATACCAAAGGTAAAATAAAATGTGTTGGAAAGAGTCACTGGATAGGTGGTATGAGTAACGGTTACTTTTCTGCAGAGCATGGAAAAATAACAAACAGTTTGGCAATGATGTTCATGAAACTTTGTGAAAGATATGGTACCAGAGCAAACTGGAGAGGTTATACTTACAACGACGAAATGCAATCACAGGCCTTGATGCAATTATCACAGATTGGTTTGCAGTTTGACGAATCAAAATCTGAGAATCCTTTTGCATATTATACTGCCGCTATAACCAATTCATTTACAAGGATATTAAACATCGAAAAGAAAAACCAATCTATTAGAGATGATTTATTAGAAATGAATCACATGATGCCTTCATACACAAGGCAAGGTGAAAACGATAGGAATACAGAGTCTTACAAAAAGAAAATGAAAAGTGTGCATGGCGAGGTTAAAGTTGTAAACAAAACTGGTATCGCAAAATTGAATAAAAAATTCAAAAAGACAGGAACACTTGATAAGGGCGATTTTGATGATGTCAATTATAAAAAAGTAGACATGACTAATCACAAGCCTCCTGTCAAAAAAAGATGGTAAAATATGTTTTTTAAAAAAGTTGCTTGTTTCACAGACATACACTTTGGAATGAAAGGTAATAGTCGTGTGCATAACGACGATTGCGAATCATTCGTATATTGGTTTATCGAACAGGCCAAAGCACATGGTTGTGAAACCTGCATATTCCTAGGTGATTGGCATCACCACAGAGCCTCGACAAATGTTTCCACAATGAACTACACAGTTTCTAACATGGAAAGATTGGGTGCGGCATTTGAAAAAGTTTATGTAATAATGGGTAATCACGATTTGTTCTACAGAGAAAAAAGAGAAATAAACTCCATGGAATTCATAAGAAATATTCCGAATATCCATATTGTCAACGAATGGATCTTGGAAGACGATGTGGCAATCATACCATGGATAGTCGGAGACGAATGGAAAAAAATTGAAAAGATGAAACAACAATATGTGTTTGGACATTTTGAGATCCCATATTTTAAAATGAATGCAATGGTAGAGATGCCAGATGTTGGCGGTATACAAACAGAACACTTTGCAGGTTGTGGGCAAGTTTTTTCAGGACACTTCCATAAGAGACAGGTTATGAAAAATGTCACTTACATGGGAAACGCATTTCCGCACAACTACGCCGATGCATGGGACGATGATAGAGGCATGATGATTATAGAACATGGCGGCAAACCAAAATATATTAATTGGCCAGATATGCCAAGGTATATCACAATCAAAATTTCCGACTTGTTAGCAGATCCGGAACAATATTTGAAACCAAAGATGTACGTAAGAGTAACTTTAGATATAAAAATTTCATATGAGGAAGCAAATTTTATCCGAGAAACATTCATTGAGAAATATAATTTGAGAGAATTGCAACTAATACCAGAACAAATTGATCAAGCACAACAACAACTTGTCGAAGTACAAAAGTTTGACAGTGTAGATCAAATTGTTATAAAACAATTACAAGGTGTAGATTCTGAGACGTATGACAAAAATATTCTCACAGCAATCTATAATGATCTAGATGTTAACAATTAAAGAACTTACAGTAAAAAATTTCATGAGTGTGGGTAATGCTACACAAAGCATTAATTTTGCCAATAAAAATTTAGTTTTAGTTATTGGTGAAAACTTGGACCTGGGCGGCGATGATGCCGGTGCAAGAAACGGTACAGGTAAGACAACAATTATAAATGCACTATCATATGTCTTCTTTGGTGAGGCTTTAACAAATATCAGAAGAGATAATCTTGTAAACAAAACCAACGAAAAAGCCATGATGGTAAGCATTAAATTTATAAAAAATAATGTAGAGTACACAATTGAACGTGGTAGAAAGCCTGGTATTTTTAGATTCTATGCAAACAACATTGAACAAAATACAGAAAGCAACGAAGCACAAGGTGAAAATAGGGAAACGCAAGTAGAAATTAACAACTTGATCGGTATGACGTTGGCAATGTTTAAAAATATAATTGCATTGAACACATACACACAACCGTTTTTATCTACTAAAGCAAACGAACAAAGAGAAATAATTGAACAATTACTTGGCATAACTTTATTATCTCAAAAAGCAGATCTGCTAAAAGAGAAGATGAAATCAACCAAAACACAATTGACTGAAGAAAAATACAAAATAGATTCTAAAATGGCCGCTAATGAAAAAATACAAGAATCAATTGAAAGTTTGAAAATAAGATCTAGTGCATGGCAAACGCAACAAGAAAAAGACGTGAAAAATTTCAACGAAGCAATCACAGAACTTGAAAAAGTAAACATAAAGGAAGAACTAGAAGCACACAAAAAATTACAAAAACACAATGAAAACTATCTTAAACAATTAAGTCTAAATAAAGAAAAAGCATATCACGAAGATAGTTTAACTAAAACAGAACAAACAATAACAAAAACAGAAGCAGACTTGGAATACACCAAAGATGCAAAATGCCCCACATGTGAACAATCTTTAAACGACGACAAGCATAAGCATCTCACAGAACAACTTACACAAACCTTAAATGAAAGCAGAGAAATTAGTGACAAAGTAAAAAGTGATCTTGCAAAAATACAACAAGATCTTGATGTTATAGGAGATTTAGGACAAACTCCGGATACCTATTACGACACAATGGACGAAGCATACAACCATAAAGGCAGTCTTAAAGATTTACAAAGACAACTGGAACAAACAGAGAAAAAAGAAGATCCGTATGCTGAACAGATAGAAGAACTAACACAAAAAGCCATACAAAAAGTAGACTATACAAGTGTAAATGAAATGGAAGATTTGTATAGACACCAGGAGTTTTTGTACAAACTACTAACAGCGAAAGACTCATTTATAAGAACAAGAATAATCGAACAAAACTTAACATATTTGAACCAAAGACTTGCACACTTCTTGGGCAAAGTTAAACTACCGCATACGGTTACATTCCAACCAGACTTGACAGTAACTATCGAGGAACTTGGAAGAGAACTGGATTTTGATAATTTAAGCAGAGGTGAACGTAATAGACTGATATTGAGTCTAAGTTGGGCATTCAGAGATGTATGGGAAAGCCTTTATCAACAGATCAACTTATTGTTCATAGATGAACTGGTTGATGCAGGTATGGATCTATCTGGTGTAGAAAGTTCCATGGCGGTTCTTAAAGACATGAGTAGAACACAAAGGAAAAATATTTTCTTGATTTCACACAAAGACGAACTTGTCAGCAGAGTAAATTCAGTATTAAAAGTTACAAAAGAAAATGGCTTTACCAATTATGCTAACGATGTAGAGATAATTGTATGATCCTAGTCACTGGCGGACATGGAAATCTTGCAAATAGTCTAAAAGAATTTATAGATGGTGATTACTATGGCAAAGATATGTTGGATATCACAGATAGAAATTGCATCCGAAACCTACCAGAATACGAAATATTGATTCATACTGCCACGGGAAATAGGAATATAAATGAAAATCTTTCATTGCTATTTTCCAAAGCAAAGAAAATATTTGTATTCACAAGCAAACAAGGCACGTTCTTGAATTGGAAGAAAACAGGCCCAATAAATTACGGGTTGGAAAAATTAAATTTAAATTTTATTGTGTACAGACACAACATGGAGAACCAAAATGCCCAAATATTTGAACCTGGGCACATGGAAACCAAAGAAGATTACGACAAAATTGCAAAAAAATTTGCTGATATCTATGAAGATTGGCAGTTTACCAAAAATCAAATATATGATTTGGTAAAAGAATCATATATTCCATATTAATTTACTTGACAGAACCAGTTCTTACGTGCTTTAATTAAGCATATGTTAATTAATATTATCGTACGAATAAAAAGGAAGGACAATTAATATGTCACAAACACATGAACAGATCATGAGTGAGATCCAAGCATACTCTGAAGAGAACGGAAAGTTCACAGAGAAAGGCGTAAAGGCTTCTGCAACAAGAGCCAGAAAAGCACTTGCTAATCTTTCAAAATTGATCAAAGCAAGAAGAAAAGAAATTCAAGAGGCTAAAAACGCGGCAAAAACTGCGGCGTAATTATTGCTAATTGGATCCGAACGCGATAAAAAGGCCTCTGCTTATTTTAAGTGGAGGCTTTTTCTTTTAATATACCTTTTGTAGATTTTTCTCTCATTATCCCAGACCCGTGTATACGAACCCTGATATGGCCGTTGTAGTAATCGTCTGTTTCCAAAACTTTTCGTGCAAACTGTTCTCTGGCCTCAACGTATGAAAGTTCCGCTTTGGATTTGCAGTAGAATAATATTTCTCTTTTGAATTTGTCTTTACCAAGTTTTTGTATGTCCTCATTGAGGGCATCACTTGATCCATAGTAATCCTGCCAATCGCTGGCCACCGTGTATCTTCTTTTGTTGACCCTGCCTTTCAAAGGCTTCCTTGACCTTTTGAATCTAGCAAGTTTTTTTCCTATGTACATCCTACCGTTGGTTGTATTTGTTATTTGGTAAACAAATCCCACAACCTCATCTGGTAATTCTGTGATGTCTTTTTCTCGGTACTGCCAATGCATTACAATATTTAAAGCCAAAAAGATTGACCTTAAAATAAAACTCATATAAACATATGCGATAGGCACACACAATTTCCCCCAGGCAAACATAGCATCGCAACCAGTGAGCAAGGAAATGCGGCTAACAAGCGACAGGTGAATCCTTTGATGCACACAGCAAAAATGATGAGGCTCTTAGAAAAAGATAAACCTCAAGTTTATTAGATACTATTATACAAGGATCTAGTAGGCTCGCGTTGTAATGAATGAGCAAACGGGTACAGCACAACCGCCCGACGAGAGTAGCGATGTATAGTGACTGTGAACTCACCACAGAGTTTACGATCTGTTCTGCTAGTAATAGCAGAATAGTGACTGCTCATCTACCACAGAGAACGCACAATGCGTTAAGTTTTCTTAAACTGCGTTAATTAAAAAAAGAAACGAGCGTAGCGAAGTTTCAGATGGTTGCAAACCATCTTTGTATTGAATTAAGTACAGTATGCAGTTTATTTGGGATCACACTTTCGGCAAACAGGAACAGCAGGATTTAGTGGTATGCAAACCCATGGCAATCTTTGACGAGGGCGAAGAGTCGGAAGCAATAGAACATGGTTGGCTGGCGCTGGACGAGCCAGTGGGCGGCAAGGAAGTTTTTTACCAATCACGTAGCACACGCATACACATGGATCGGTTCCGACCGAGATTCCGTGAACACAAATGGCAGGGACAACGTGTGGAACTGAAAGTGATAGACGCATCCGAGATGGTTAAACTGTTGGGACTGCCCGAAATATACAAGCAGTACATGAAGCGGAAAAAATTTGGCGCGGACTACAACCCTTTCGGACATTACCACAAACGTGACCAATTCATGATATTCTACACCGGATCCGCTGACAACATAATAGGATTCACAAAGCAAAAACGTTACTGGTGGCAGGAGGACATGATGGCACCCACCATAGACGACATGGACGCATACACAGTGTCGGGACTGGAGAGTTGCATACACGCCAACACAGTGCCCATATCGGCGATCACGATGGATCTCGAGATGATGTGGGCCGCGGATCAATCCATACCATACTACTACATGGGCAGTGGATACGAGAAGTCCTCGGAATACAAGGCATCATGGAGGGGATTCGAATGGTGGACCGGCATGGAGTGGACATCTAACAAACGGCTGTACCGTAGGCTGTGCAAGAGAGACAGCGAGATCGACCAGGTTACTTCTCTCGGAAACCTTTCACTGCTTCGAGATAATTTTTAGACCAATTTTTATAGTAAGGACCGGATTCCAGCAGTTTGCTGAAATGGTTCAACTTGCTGAGGCTCTGGGCCAGGAACAATACGTATTCACCATTGTTGAGTTTGACATGTTTGACCGACTCATCTATCTCCGGATGGTCCTCCAACACAACCACATCCTTGGACATGAAGTATGAGTTGAGATCACGTGCCAACTGCTCGGTCTCTGGGCCAGTGAATTGGTCAGGCTGTGCTATCATTACCAACACGTCCTTGTCCTCGAAATCAAAATTGAATATGTGTCCGTACAGTGTTTCGTATCCGGCAACACCGTCCAGTTCCAGGAACTCCACCTTGTCCTCCAGCATGGCCTTTTGGGCAAACGGGCATGGCGGTAGGTCGCCGAATATGGGATTCGGTTTGGTTACGAATTCGCTAATCCAGGTCTTGATCTTTTGCGTCGGTGTGTGTTGAGTCATCTGGGTCAAAATGTCCTTGCTTGAATACTTTAATCTTAGTTAACGCTTCTTCCAGTAACTCCTCTTTGGTCGCGAGTTTGGCCTCAAGTTCTGCTATCTTCTTGTTCTGATCGCCTATCTTGTGACCTGTTGCCTGCACATCTGAAGTTGCATGTTCTAATTTTATCAACACCTGCTTCATACGTGACTCCTTGCTCTTGACTTTAGCCAGAGCATCATCGCGATCTGCGGTGAGGTCAACAATTTGTGCTTTGAGTTCTTTAATTAGATCTCTTTCGGACATATGCAAGTGTTAATTATCGTATTTTTTAACATCCATTATAGTATACTATATTTTAGAAGAATGGCTGACCTGTTTTTTTGGTAGTTTCCAAGTTTTCTTTTACCAATTGTGACACTATTTGGCGCTCATCCGGCGATAAATTGAGTGCCTCCTGCCAAGTTATGCCGCCACGCATAAACCAACAAAGTTTCATAAGTTCCAATTTTAGATTTTTTTGTTGAGACTCGAAATCTTTTAGAAATTTTACAATTTCAGATTCCGACTGTGTTAGCAACCTTACCCGAAAAAATTTGAGTTGTCGAAAGTTACGGGTACCTCAAATGTTGCCGGAACACCTTTCTTGATCTGCTCTTCCGTGGCCTTTATTTTCAACGGAGGAGTCTGTGCCTGGCTTCTCACTTTTGCCAATTCTGTTTGTATATCATCCACCACGTCAGAAGGTGCGTTGCTTAAGAATTCCACAATTTGTTTTTGGTCATTGACTTCGACATTATCTGGAGTGGTAATACTTGCCACACTGTTGATAAGCATATCAAAATTTAGTTCATTTAATTTTTTAAAACTTTCGGAGAAAGTTTTGCTTCTGGTAACTTCATTCACGTTTGAGGCCACCGCCGATGCATAAATTCTTTGCTGTTCATACTGTGCAAGGATTATTTTTGTTAGTTGATTGTATCTTAAAGGTGCAAGTTTAATAACAAATCCTGCTTTTGTTTTGCAAGAATCTGATATTTTTGCTCTGCCCAGATCTTCCAACATGGCAGGCAAATTTAATGTAGTGGAATCCTGCTCATTAGTAACAGGTACAGTGAAGTCGATGTTCATGGTCTCACCATACGATGCTATCCTGATTGCTAATAATATAGTGTCAGTGTCAAAATTCACCATTTGCCATGGATCTTTAAGATTTGGTACACAAGATTTTATCACATCCACTGTCGCTTGTCCTGATATCAATGCATCTGGAGTTTTGAAAGCCAGTTCGTCTTTTGCTGTCATTGGCAAGATTGGTATCTCACCATTTTCAGTTGGGGTGAAAACCTCAGGGCCATACCATTTACCGCCCGATGGCAGTTTCACATAGATCTGTGGCTGTCTATAATACTTTTGTAAAGGGTTAGTATTTTCTGTCATTTTTTGCATCTATAAATATACGATAATTGCGTATGTATGTCAATATTTATATGCGTATAAAAAGGGGCGAAATAAAACCATATGGCTGAGATAGAGAATCTAGAAAAGTTCAATTCAACGATATTGTCAACAACAAGATCGATGTTAAAACTTGCCAACACGGAAAAACAAAAAGAAGCAATTTTAAAGAGAACCATACAGGCGCAAGAAAAAGAATTACAAGCCATTAAGGGTTCCACAGAGGCCGACGAGAAAAAGCGACAGGCCATCAGAAAGAATATCTCCCAAATACGAAAAATGGGCGAGGAATTCAATGTCACTACCAAATCCGTGAATAGTTTTGGAGCCGCTGTCAAAAAGATGGGAACTTTGATCGGCAATGAAGCAAAGAAAACTGTTGCAGGATTGGCACAAAATACAAAAACAGCGATTGAAGGAGACAAATACTTCCAATCGTTTGGTGAGGCTACACAAGGTTTAGGTTTTGGTTTAGAAAAACTAGGAAAATTTGTTGACTTCAACTCAAGCATATTCAAAACATTGGCACAGAATGGAGCCACATTTGGAGGATCGGTTATCAAATTGAGAGAAGCGGCACTGGATGCAAACATGCCATTGATGCAATTTGTTGATCTGGTTGGACAAAATTCACAAGGACTTGCGGGACTGTTTGGAACAGTTGATCAATCGATGCCAGTGTTGACAAGGTTCACAAGAGAACTGAGAGATAGAACAATCAACGAACTTGCACAATTTGGTTTGAATTTAGAAGAGACAGCAGAATTTGGAGCCACTGTTCTTGAATTAGAAAGAGCAAGAGGTAACGCAGACAAAATGCGTAGCATGGATCTTGCTTCCATCACTGTTGACTACACAAAAAATTTAGTAAAACTTTCAAAACTTACAGGTGCAAGTGTTCAAGAATTAGATCAACAGAACAGAGCATTGTCGGTTAATGGTGCGTTCCAGGCACAGTTGGCAGGCATGGCTCCTGAAGAAGCAAATCGATTAAACAACATGGTGGCTAGTCTTGGCGCGGTAGACGGCAACCTCGGACAACTGGCACAAGAACTTATTGCCTTAGGTGCACCCATCACAGAAACATCAAGAAATCTAACTACAATGAGTGGCGGAGCAATCAATGATGCCATACTTGCTTTCAGTAGAGGTAATGGTGATGTTGAAAGTTTAATGAATGCGTTACGTGCCTCGGCCAATGAAGCAATCAAGACAGGCGAAGGTTTTGGTGATGCCGCATTTGCCGGAGGATCTTTTGGAGAAGGACTATCTGCACTGGCCAAACTTGCAGGTGGTCAGTCTGAAACATTAGACAAAGAGATGAGTGCCAGAGATGCAAACACCACAGCACTAGTAAATGCCACAGACAAATTACAAAAACTTGAAGTGCAGGCAGAAAAAGCCGGACTTGCAATTGCCAAGGCCTTTATCACAACAGTGCCGACAAAAATTGGAACAATGTTGGACGACCTGACTACTTACTTCACAGGGGAAAGCAATCCAATACAAAAGACAATAGACAAGATGGCAGAGATCGGTGTACACATTTTGAACTGGGAGGGTTTCAGAACAATATATGATAGTGTGGCCAAGGGAGCAAAATCCACCTTGGAGTACATACTTCCGGGTGCAGATGACAAAGGCATTTTCACAAACGTTACGGAAGATGCAAAAGCGGCCGGATCGGCGGTGAAAGAATTTGCAACCAAGGGCGAAGACGGCAAAGGATTCTTTTCAAACTCCAAAGAGGGAGTCATTGCAGGTTACAATTACTTAAAAAGTATAATTCCTGATTTCAATCAAGGCACAGACGGATTCCAAAATTTTGGCAGTGGCAAATTGGCAATGTTGCATGGTGAGGAAGCAGTTATTCCTAAAGCAAATTTTGCCAGTGCATTGGCAATGCTGTCAAAAGACATGACTGCAACAGGAATGCCTGTCAGCGAGGCGGCCAGAGAAACAATGGCTACCACAACACAGCCAAACTTAATAGAAGGTATTAACCGTATGGTTGCAACGAACGAAAAACTTGCAGATCACTTAAATATGCTTGTTATGATAGGTGCAAAGACTGAACAAAATACCAAAAAAACAAATATTAATCTTGCAAAAATGGACGGAAGTCTAGTATAATAAAGTATGGCTTGGAAAAAATATTTTAAAGACGCTAATCTTTCTCCGATATCCGGCGAAAAAGTGCCTAACTTTGCAAAAAGAAATTACAGTTCGTATCTTCCGGATGTTTACACAGGACACCCAAACAGGATACAAAGATATTTTCAATATGACCAAATGGATTCGGACTCTGAAATAAATGCGGCACTTGATATACTAGCAGAATTTTCAACACAATTAAACACAGAGAACGAAACACCATTTGATATTTTATTCAAAGACGAAACCACAGAGCACGAAGTCAAACTTTTAAAGAAGGCACTGCAACAATGGACCAAGTCTAATAAACTAACAAAAAGAATTTTTAGAATATTCAGGAATGCATTGAAATACGGAGATTGTTTCTTCGTGAGAGATCCTGAAACATACAAGTGGTTGTATGTTGACAATGCAAAAGTTGATAGAATTGTTGTCAATGAATCAGAAGGCAAGAAGCCTGAACAGTATGTGATAAGAGATATTAATCCAAACCTACAAAGATTGAGTGCAACACAGATAACACCCAACCAAACATACGGTGGAGGTGGAACAACAGGCGGCGGAACCGCGGCTTATGGTCAAAGTTATGCAAGTGGTGGTTCGGGAACCAACATGTCTGGCTTCGCACAAGGAAATGCAGGCGGTAGATTTTACAAAACAATGAATGCATACAACATCAATGCAGAACACGTGGTGCATATGAGTATGTCAGATGGTTTAGACAACTTATTTCCGTTTGGACAGTCGGTATTAGAACAAGTTTTCAAAGTTTACAAACAAAAAGAATTATTAGAAGACGCAATTATCATCTACAGGGTACAGAGAGCACCTGAAAGAAGAGTATTTTACATCGACGTGGGTAATATGCCAACACACTTGGCTATGCAGTTCGTTGAGAGAGTCAAAAACGAAATTAATCAAAGAAGAATTCCAAGCACATCAGGTGGTGTCAACTATATTGATGCTACATATAATCCAATGAGTATTAATGAGGATTACTTCTTTCCGCAAACAGCAGAAGGAAGAGGGTCTAAAGTTGACACACTACCGGGTGGAACCAACCTGGGTGAGATTGATGACCTTAAATTCTTTACAAACAAACTGTTCAGAGGTTTGAGAATACCAAGTTCATACTTGCCAACAGGACCAGATGATTCGCAACAACAGTATAATGATGGTAGGGTAGGTACTGCTTACATTCAAGAATTAAGATTCAACAAATATTGTGCAAGATTACAAAGTATGTTGAACCCAACATTCGACGAAGAGTTCAAATTATGGATCAAATCTAAAGGTTACAACATCGATAGTGGTATGTTTGAACTAAAACTAAATCCACCACAAAACTTTGCACAGTACAGACAGACAGAAATGGACCAAACAAGAATACAATCATTCTCACAGGTAGCAGAACTTCCTTACATGAGTAAGAGATTCGCTTTAAAAAGATATCTCGGACTTACTGAGGAAGAAATGGCAAGAAATGCCGACCTTTGGGCAGAAGAAAACAATATTCCACAAGCGAAGAAAACAAAATCCGGACAATTACGTTCAGGCGGAGTTACACAGGCAGGCATCACAAGTGATTTGGATCAGTTTACTGAGCCAACAGCAGACCCAGAGGCACCAAATCCGGAAACACCACAGCCAGGACAGCCTGGTCAGACACCAGGAGGTGGTGGAACAACACCTGGAGGAACCGGTGGAGGTGGCCAGGTTTAGGTTAAATACGATTATGAAACTAATGGAATTCTTTCAATATAGCGAAAACGGCTTTGAACAGGACAAATCCTATGACGCCGAGCAGGATATTTCGATATTGGATAAGGATGACACACGAAAAACTAGATTAACACTCAAAGATATCAATTCTATGAGACTTGCTTCGGAACAACACGAAGCACAGCAGAAAGAAGAAGCCGTATTTGTTCAAAAGATGTACGGAACCCCGGTCCAAGACGATAACTTAGAAGTATAATGTCAACAACAGCATTCGTACTCGGTAACGGAGAATCCCGAAAGGGCATAAAAATCGAAGATCTCAAAAAACATGGTACCGTTTTTGCCTGTAATGGGGTGTATAGATCTGAACAACCCGACTTTTTAATTGCTGTTGATCCCAAGATGGTGCTTGAAATAGCAGAATCAGAGTATATCAAGACACACCAAGTATGGTCAAATTACAATGCACAATACGAAAAACATGAAGCAATCAAAAACCATGTGCAATGGTTCCAACCAAGTTTGGGTTGGTCAAGCGGTCCAACTGCATTAAGAATGGCTTGTGAACGTAAATTCACGGACATTTATATATTAGGATTTGATTATCAAGGACACACAGATGCACAAAAGGCAAACAGGCACAAATTCAACAATGTTTTCAAAGACACAAGGAACTATAAACGTAGCAAGGACGAGGCAACTTTCTATGGAAACTGGATGAATCAGACAAAACGTTGCCTACAAGATTTCAAAGACACACAATTCTACAGAATAACGCCGAACGGTTGGTTTAGACCCAAAGACCTTGACTGGAACGATAACCTGACACACATGGATACTGAAGATTTTTTATCAAAGTTTGGTCTCACTGTAAAATACACCTAAAAGGACCATTTTTACACCACTAATACCGCCGTTTTTACATTTTTATCTTAAATAATACTGCTTATAAGTACAAATCGCATCAATAAAGGAGCACGTGTAATATGACTAATAAATTTGAGCAATTACTAGAACTTCTAATCAACGAAGAGACAGATAAAGCAGAGTCTTTATTTCATGAAATCGTTGTAGAAAAATCTAGAGATATCTACGAAGGTCTTGCAGATTCAGAAACTACTACTGAAGCGATGCATGACAAGAAAGATAAAGATAAAAAAGACATGAAAGAAAATGAAGTGTCTGAAACTTCAGAAGAGTCTAAAGAAGAAGCAGTAGAAGAAACTACTGAGGAAACTAAAGACGAAGAAGTAAAAGAAACTTCAGAAGAATCTAAAGAAGACGAAAAAGTTGACGAAGTTGTTGAAATCGAAGACGAAGCAACGGAATCTGAAACTCCAGTAAAACCAGAAAACACAGAAGAAGAGTCAATTGAAGAAGTTGGTGGCGATGCTACTGATGAATTAATCAAAGACATTTCTGCTGATGATGAAGGTGAAGGCCCAAAAGCCGCTGATGACATGGGTAAAGACATGGACATGGACGGTGACAAAGGCGAAGAAGACATGGAAGACAGAGTAGTTGACTTGGAAGACGCTTTAGACGAACTAAAAGCAGAATTCGAAGCAATGATGGGTGATAAAAAAGATGATGACAACGGCGAAGAAGATAAAGACGAGTCATTAGACGCACCTATTGAGGCTCCTGTAGAAATGCCAGTTGAAGGTAAAAAAGCAGATATGAAAAAAGAGAAAATGGATGAGTACAAAATCCAAAAATCTGCAGATAACTCAGACAAGGCAGACAGCAAAGGTTCACCTGTTAACTCTAAAGTAAAGAGCATGGGTGGCGGAACTCATAATATTGCAAAAGGTGGCGCTGATGAAACAGGCAGACCGGCACCAACTGCACAAAAAATGAGTGGTGATTTTGAGAATACAGGCGGAAAAGACAAGTCAGGTTCATTCAAGAAAAATGAAAAGGCTGATACCGCTGATCATTCAGATAAATCTGCTAAATCTCCAGTTAACGCAAAAGCGTAATTGGAAAACAGGAGAGTCTAGATGTCACTATATCTAAGAGAACACCTAACATACGATCAGGCCAGAGTGCAGATCTTACACGAAGGCGAGCATGGTAAGGATTTGTACATGAAGGGAATCTGTATTCAAGGAGGCATTAAGAATGCTAACCAAAGAGTTTACCCAGTGAACGAAATTGGAAAAGCAGTAAAAACTCTTAATGATCAGATCGGTTCAGGTTACAGTGTTCTAGGAGAAGTAGATCATCCAGACGATTTAAAGATTAATTTGGACCGAGTGTCTCACATGATAACTGAGATGTGGATGGACGGTCCAAATGGATACGGTAAGATGAAAATTTTACCAACACCGATGGGTCAACTTGTCAAAACTATGTTGGAATCAGGTGTGAAACTAGGCGTTTCAAGTAGAGGAAGTGGTAACATTTCCGAGTACGGAAGCGGTGAAGTTTCAGACTTTGAGATCATCACAGTTGATGTTGTGGCCCAACCTTCGGCACCGGGTGCTTACCCAACGCCAATTTACGAACACCTGATGAACACAAAGGGTGGTAACATGGCAAAAGGTCTGGCGCAAGAAGTTAGAAATGATGCAAAAGCACAAAAATACCTCAAAGAGGCACTAACCAACATAATAAAGGATCTAAAATAACCATGATAGATGCAATATCAAAACTTGTTGAATCTGGAGCAATATCAGAAGATACTCAAAAGGCAATCGCTGATGCTTGGGATAGCAAGATAAAAGAAAACAAAGAAACTGTAGGTGCAGAGTTAAGAGAAGAGTTTGCAAAAAGATACGAACACGACAAAGCAAACATGATCGAGGCTATCGACAAAATGATGACTGAGAAATTATCTGAAGAGATTTCAAAGTTTGTTGAAGATAGAAAAGCACTTGCACAAGAAAAAATTGCTTACAAAGAAAACGTAGGCACTCATTCTGCTAAATTAGAATCGTTTATACTTTCTAAATTATCAGAAGAGTTAAAAGAACTACACAGCGACAGAAAAGGTGTTCATGAAAACTTTAAGAAAATGGAGGAGTTCGTAGTAAATGCTCTTGCAAAAGAAATTAAAGAGTTCCATGAAGACAAAAAAGGCGTTGTGGAAACGAAAGTCAAACTAGTAGCCGAAGCCAAAAAACAAATGGCTAAGATGAAAGAGGCTTTCATTACAAGATCTGCTAAAGTTGTAGAGACTGCTGTAAACAAAAAACTTGCTGAGGAATTAGCACAGTTGAAAGAAGACATTACAGCGGCAAGAGAAATCAACTTTGGTAAGAAAATATTCGAGGCGTTTGCTTCTGAGTACACGAATTCTTACTTAAATGAGAAATCGGAAACTTCGAAGTTAATGAAAGTTGTAGATGAAACTACACTTAAATTAAAAGACGCTGAGAAGGCTGTCGAAGAGAAACAAGCGGTGATTGAGTCCAAAGAAGCGGAAGCGAAAAGACAAGCGGACTTGATGGAACGCAAGGAAAAGATGGCTGAGATGCTCAAACCATTGGGCAAAGAAAAGAGTGAAGTAATGGCACAACTACTTGAAAGTGTACAAACTAGCAAGTTGCAGACTTCATTTGACAAGTATCTACCTCACGTAATGGCAGACAAGCCAATTGCTTCTGTAAAAGAAACGAAAGTTATTACAGAATCAGCGGGTGACAGAGAAGTGAGAGAAGATGCTGATTTAACAGATATTCGTAAGTTGGCGGGTATATAATTAATAAACTAAAGGGGAAGATTGAAATGTCAGAGATATTTGAATCAAAATGGAGCGAAACTAAAACCGCTCTAACTGAAGGTTTAGCAGGCAACAAGAAAAAAACTATGGATGTTGTGTTGGAAAACACAAAAAGATACTTGGCTGAGCAGTCAACTGCTGGTGCCACATCTGCAGGTAACGTTGCTACGTTAAACAGAGTGATCCTTCCAGTAATACGTAGGGTTATGCCTACTGTTATAGCGAACGAGATCGTTGGTGTACAACCAATGACTGGTCCGGTTGGACAGATCCACACACTAAGAATAAGATATGCAGACACAGTAGCATCTAACACAGTTGCTGGTGAAGAAGCGTTATCTCCATTCAAAATTGCGAAAGCATACTCAGGTAACCAGAACAACACAACACCAAAAGGTGCGTCAACGGCGTCACTAGAAGGTGAGCCTGGTAAGAGAATGTCTATCCAAATCTTGAAACAACCGGTTGAAGCGAAATCTAGAAAATTAAGTGCTAGATGGACTTTTGAAGCGGCTCAAGATGCACAAGCACAACAAGGTATAGACGTAGAAGCAGAAATCATGGCGGCATTAGCACAAGAGATTACTGCTGAGATCGATCAAGAGATCATTGGTTCTTTAAGAACATTGGCGGGTTCCGCTCAAGAAACTTTTGACCAAGCGGCTGTATCTGGTACTGCAACATTCGTTGGTGATGAACACGCGGCTTTGGCTGTGTTAATCAACAGAGTTGCAAACAATATCGCAACAAGAACAAGAAGAGGCGCTGGTAACTACGCAGTAGTATCACCAACTGCTTTAACAGTTCTTCAATCTGCAACAACATCAGCGTTCGCAAGATCAACTGAAGGTACTTTCGAAGCACCTACTAACACAAAATTTGTTGGTACGTTAAATGCTTCTATGAGAGTATACGTTGACGCATACGCAGAAGATAGTACAGCAGTACTAGTTGGATACAAAGGATCAAGTGAAGCAGACGCACCAGCGTTCTACTGTCCTTACATTCCATTAATGTCTTCAGGTGTTGTATTAGATCCGGCTACATTCGAACCAGTAGTAGGCTTCTTAACAAGATATGGTTATGTAGAGTTAACAAACACTGCATCATCTCTTGGTAACGCGGCTGACTACGTTGGATTAGTAGGAGTAACATCAGGTAACTTAAAATTCAAGTAAGCCAAGGCTTATTTTTATTTCAAAAAGGGCGGCTTCGGTCGCCCTTTTTTTTGTGGCTGAACTTTCTTTATACACACACTTAAAGAATTATTTTCACAGTCATAGGTGCCACAGACCAAATGTGACATTATAATCTGGAAATCATGGACCTAAATAAATTCGAGTTTCGAAAGAAACTTTTAATCAAGGGAGGTCCAACATGGATTATCTTAACAAGATAAAAGGATGGGCAAAAGGAATTGCTGACGTAGGAGTAAGTTTAATTGCGTTAGGAATTGTTTTAGAAATCCTTTTCAACGGTCAAGGTATTCCGTTCTGGCCAAACGTTTCTGTAATAGGAAACGTCCAGGGCGTACTGCAAGGCTTTTCAGATCAAGGTCTGATTGGGTTGGTAGCAGTTTGGATTTTATATCATATCTATAATAGAAAATAATCTAAAATCTAGTAATACATAAACCTCGGAGTGGTGTGAGCCATCGATCTTACACCACTCTTATTAAAATAAATATAGTATAGGAGACAAATTATGAAAAATTTTTTTAAAAGCAAAAAAGTTTGGATAGGTATTGCCATTGTAGTCATTGCGATTGGATGGGCAGTATGGTCTGGACAACCTGCACCTGAAGTTCAAGGTTAATAATTTCATACAAGGCCGACATTGTAGTTTTTTTGAATCGGCCTTTGTAGCAACACATTAAACATCTCACAAAATCATAAATACGTACAGTCAAACAGAGCCGCACAACCAAGTGCGGACTTATGCGGAATAAACCGCGTAGTGAGTAGAACTCACATTAGGCTCTGAAACAGGAGAAAAAAAATGGGAAGACCAATAAGAAAAGATAGATTTGTATCAGACTTTGGTGCCTCAACAGCAGGTAAAATTGCGGTGACGGCTTACAGACCAACTGGTGGTGCAAAAGTTGATTCAACTACTGCGTACATTGTTTCACAAAGAGGATCTAAGTTATTCAAAATACACTTGGATGATTCTACAGAAGCAGTTTACGAATTAAAAGCAGTAGCACCAGGATCACTTGCGAACACATCAAACCAGTTCTGTGTACAAATTACATTAGACGATTCAACTGTTGCTTATGTTGAGAAATTTTTCAACAACACAGTACACTACGTGACTGCAGGCGGTGCCACAGGATCAGTACCTTATTCATTAGGAACTGACATCCAAGGTTCAATTGCGTCAGGTAAAGGTAACATAGATATCGTATCTGAGTAATCAACTCGACACGTGCTTATAATAGGGGAGTTCAATGCTCCCCTATTCTTTACATAAATAATAGCAAATGGCAAAGCATTTACGTACTTCAGGAGATTATACAATTAAAACGGGCACAGGTGCGAGTGGTTCAAACACCGTATTTGTAGACTCTAAAACTCTCAGAGTAATGGGAGATTTTGTAGTTGATGGTACAAACACAACTTTAAACACTGCAACTCTATCGGTAGAAGACGCACAAATAATTTTAGCAAGAAATAATTCAGGTGCAGACGTTGATGCAGGTATAATGATCAATAGATCAGGACAATCAGGATATCAAGCAGGCAACAATGTTGCTTTTTATTGGAACGAGGGTGATAATGTTTTCAAAGCAGTCGCAACAACATCAGATGGTTCTGGTAATGCAATCACAGACACAGCATTAGCAAACATAAGAATTGCAGAACCTACTAATGGTTCGGATGCGGCAACAAAAACTTATGTGGACAACACAGCGGCATCAACAGTTCAAATAGCAGGAGATGATTCTTCTGTTGTTTCAATAGGTGGTTCATCAGACACTTTACAACTACTTGGTGGTTCAAATATATCTAACACCACTGTGGTTGGGGCAGATTCAATAACATTCAATTTGAATAATGATTTGACAGGCATTACATCAATCACATCAGATGCCTCAAATGGTAATTTAGAATTAAAAGCAAACGGTACAGGGCACATTGTGATCAATGATATATTGACATTTTCCGCAATGGCCTCGGATCCAGCGGCAACAACACAAACAAAAGTTTATAACAAAACAGCAGGAGGCGGTGGTACAGGATTGTATTTTAGGAACTCTAACATTGGCTCTGGCGCTGTAGGAGAACTGATAAGTAAAAGCAAAGCAACGGCATTGGCCATTGCATTGGGATAAAATATGGCAATAACAAATTATCAAGTTGGAACAGGGTTAGGATCAGCGGCATTTACGGCAACTGCGGACACGGCAGTGACAGTAATCTACATCACAAACAAAACAGACGGTGATGGCACAATTGACGTTTATGTGTGTCCTAATGGTGCATCAGTGAGTGCTAATCATCTAATCTATTCACAACTGACAGTTAAGGCCAGAGACACGTATATCATTGACACAGAAAAAATGATATTGGAAACAGGTGCAAAAATTTATATTGCGGCACCAGATTCGGCGGCACAGTTCAACGCAACAATCTCAACTATAGGATTATAATAACCATGGGTAGATTTGTAAAAAACCCATTGGTAGGAGACAATGCATTTGGTATCACTATTCCAAATGTAACGACTGCTCAAAGGCCAGCAGGTGTAAATGGTCAGTTAGTTTTTAACACAACAACTTCAACATATCAAGTCTACAATGGTTCTGAATGGTACAACATATCAGAATCGTCAAGAGAGAAAACAATTACTATTGATAAGTTTCAAGGTGACGGCACAACAACAACTTTTGGAAACGGCGGCGGACTTGACTTGGCGTCTTTCGATGGTCCAGGTGCAACATTCTCAGTAGGAGTTAGTGATCCCACTGATATTTTAGTGTTTATTGGCGGAGTATATCAGGTTCCAACAACAAACTATACTATATCAGGATCAGGCACAACAGCCACAATGACTTTTGGTTCAGCGCCACCTGCCAATGATGGTGCAACAAGCGGACATATAATCACAATAGTCCATGGTCTCAACAAACTCGGCGAATAAATCTAATATTTTTTTAGTAAATTAATCCAAAAGGTCTCCAGGCACCAGGCTTGCCACCTTTGAAGCATACCCAACCAACTGGTTTGTTCAATTCAGGCTTTTCATTCCATACAATAGACCCTGTGTCCCAACGTCCATCATTTGGTGCTTGTTCGCCTGATGCGAATGTTCTTTCGGCAAATTTAATGTTGCCATCAACATGTAAACTTTCTTGGGGATATTTCACACCAATACCCATTTGTCCATATACATTTAGATTTACAGGCTTCCCACTTTCGGATCCAACAACAACATCTCCGTTTGCTCTACAAGTCAATCTTGGTGTGTTATCTGTTCCAATTGCGAAGGCAACGTGCGAATGCGTACCAACAAATGCATTTGACTCTTGCATTGTTGTAATAATTTCATATCCTCCGGAGTTAACTGAAAAATCTGCAGATGGTGCCGTTGTATTAACACCTACTCTACCATCCGCGACATAAAAATTGTTCCTTGAAACTTGTAGATTCCGTAAAATTCCTAACTCTTCTATGTAACTCTTTTTGACAGACTTGCCTAATCTATCCTTCCATATCACTTCGTTATGATCAATCATTATTGCATCAGTCACATTCAGTTTCGGAACCTGTGCTTGAACGTATTGTAAGTTCTCTACTTTCACTGTGCCTTTGATGTGCAGGTCTTTTGCAACCTCTATATGGTCATTTTCAATAACCAATTGCACCGAGTCCGCTTTGTCGTGTATACCCGAACTTGCGAAGTCTGTTATTCTTCCGCCTGTGATTGCATCGCCACTTATTGAATTTTCAAATACATCTACCTGTTGCACAGATATACGTGACTTTGATACTTTTTCAATTTTATTAATAGGTAATAGTGCCATATAATGATTATTTAGTGCTAGTTTGTAGTCATATGAATAATTGGTAAATATCAAAGTAGTATTATGGCAATAACAAAGATAGCAGGTGAATTATTAGAATCAAATCTTATCCGTAGCACGGATTTGGCTTTCAACGGCCAATTGCTCTACTTAGATGTACAAAATGGACGTATAGGTGTCAATACCAATACGCCTGGTAATTTTGCACTAGATGTATCGGGTAACACTAGAATATCAGGAAACCAAACAGTAACAGGTGACCTTATTGTCCAAGGTACCACTACCTCAATTGACTCACAAAACTTGTCAGTTGAAGATAATATTTTAACAATAAATCAAAATGCATCTGCCGATACAGACTCAGGCATAATGATCAACAGAGGGTCATCGCAAGATCCTGCTGTATTTTTCTGGGATGAAACAGAGGATAAATTTAAGTTTGGTACAACAACTTCGGACGGATCCACAAGAACAGATTTGACAAGTGTTACTTTACAAAAAATACAAATTGGAGAGCCAACATCGAATTCGGATGCCGCAACAAAAAATTACATAGACAACACAATTTCCACATTATCTAGTAGTGGAACAATTACAGGAGCAAATACAGATTTAGGTGCTCCTGTGGACTCAACATATGGTGATGGAGCACTCACTACAATAGGAAACTCAACTAAAATTACAGAAGCAGTGGACGGACTTAACGAAACAATGGAGAACATACGTAACTCAACTTACGTGAAAAGTGTTACGTTCACAGCAAATACAACATCAATATCAGAGGGCGACACCGTTACACTAACAATCACAACAGTGGGTGGAGGTGCAAACCGATACACTATCACGTGGGGAGATGGAGATAGTGAAACGGTAACGACCACAAGTCCTACTCACGTCTATGATGACGCAACAAATACACCAATGGATGTGACAGTCAAAGCATTTAACAATACAGCAACAACAGACTCGGCAGGAAGTTTTGCAACCTTTACAAGAACAGATTATATTGCAGTGGCCACTCCAGCACCGGCAGTTGCTTTTGCAATCAGAACTTCAGCAACACGAAATGGTGGCAGTGCAATAACAAAAACAGATTCAGGAAGTACAGTTTTCTTACAAAATAATACCACAAACAGTGTTAGTGCTTGTACATATTCAGTTGATTGGGGAGACGGCACAACAGAGTCGATTGCAAATAATAATGCCGCTGGAGGTGGGGCAGGCAACAACTTATCTCACACCTATACAAACAGTGCCACAGATGATGGATCAACTGTTGCTGGTACAGGAGCAGGTGATACAAAATATAATATTAGGTTAACATTGTTAAGTCATCCAAGTGCGGCGCCAGAACAAATTCCGCAAAGCACCAATTCAAATTTTGAAGTGTATTCAACACATACTCCAAAAATTGATATAGCAGACTCAACATTAAGAGGAGTCAACGAAGAAGGCACTTCAGGATTTCCTAGAACTTTTATCAACGGAACCGATACGAATCCTGGTGCAAATTCAAGTTTCAGTGCAACACAGCAATACCAATGGGACTTTACAGATGACTCAACGCAAACAACTGTGAATATTGGCACAGGTTCATCCGGAGACACCGATCAAACAATTTCTAAAACATTTGGCTTCACACAGTCAGGATCAGGAACTGTGGGATCTACAACCACTTATCCTGTAAAATTAGTTTTGAACAACGGACATTCGACAGGAACATTCACAAGTGCGATAACAAACATTGTGGTTGAACCAGACGTGAGAGCAGTGCTTACAGCAACAACGCCTATTGTATCAACAAAATCTGGAGACAACGGATTAGATTTATATGACGTAACAGACCTAGATGGTGCCAACAGAGCATTGGTAAACTTTACTAATAGTTCACAGAATGGCGACAATTATGAGTATGATTTCCTCAACGACTCCAGTGATGTTTTATCAATTGGTGAGGATGGGTCAACAGCAGGAGTGGTTGGCGTAAACTTATCTAAAAACTTCACAGGCACATCCACAGGAAGTTTCACAACAGATTTTAGAGCAACAGGTACACCCGACACAATACACCAAAATGACAACGAAACAATAACTTTTACAATGAATGCTACGCCAAGTGCACCAGCAAACTTATCTACAAAAAGTTTGACATTAAGTGATTCTGCACAAGGTACATCACCAAAACTTTGCCATGGATTCACTGATAATTCCAGTTCGTTTACATCTCAGTCAGCAGGTGATTCATTAAACACAACAACTGCAAGACGTTATACAAGTGGTACAATTGACACAAACACATGTACGAACTTCTTAACTAATAATTCAAATGGTACAGGATCAACTGTTAACCAAACAGTGACAGCAAAAATTAATAATGCCGACAGAGGTAACAGGACATTTACAACTTCAGAGGGTGGCTCAAATAATGCAACATTCACAAGTTTAGTTGTAACCAACCACAGAGATGCAGACGAAGTCGCATCTTTCCCACAAAGAATGTTTTTAGTGGCAACTGCAAAAATTACACAGGCATTGTCAACATATTCTATTGGATCAAATGCACAACGAATAGAAAGCACAGCAGGTGGGAACACAAACATAGTGCATGTTGTAAGAGATGATGTAACTGCAACTCCAACCACAACTATTGGTACTGTATCTCAATCAAGTGCAGGATCATTAAGATATATTTCTGGTGTGCCTTATTACAACACTGGTTCTCCAACACTACAAGTATCAGGAACTACGATTGCTAACTTCACCGGACAAGCATTTCAAGATACAAACTCACCTCACCAAGTACACAACGATACCAACCAAGAATCCACATCCGGCGATGTAATAACAGATTCGGCATACACATACACACAGGTAGATGGATCTACCACAATGTTAAGTGGTAGCACACCAAAAGTTGACATTGGTGTATCAAGTGCATACACAATAGGAAATTTAAGTGTGCCTATCACCAGTGACAGTGTGAGGGCAGTAAAAACAATTAGAGCAAGAAGTAAAAACGCAAACGGAACTGGAAGTTATAACAGTTCTGCAACAAAAATTCAGGTGTACCGAGCATCATTGTTAAGTCTAGACAACGAAGCAGGCGGTATCACAGTATCAGATTCTTTAGGCGCAACGTTTGATGACGATGCGGTAAGGATAGCAGGGTTTGGTTCCCTAAACAGTGACACTCCATCACTATTTGATTCATCTAATGCCAATTACTACACTGATTCAGCATGGTCTGGAGCGGTTACTGTGGCGGGAACCAACGAGGCTATTTCGCGATTTGGAACAATATCTCACTTCACAACGGATTTAAGCAGTGGATATCTTCCGGTAGGACCAGATTTAAATACAGGTCGGAATGGAGGAGAGGCACAGTACTTTACTTTTGCATTTAGAAGAAGTAATGTGGCCAACTTTAATGTTACAATGTCAGGTAAAGTTTCAGGAATGTTCATTGCGGCGCCGGGTACAGCAATCGATAATGCCTCTGGTTTGAACGGTTGGCTAGATTGTTCTACCACTTATGGTGGATCGGGGGTACCAGGATCGAACACAGGTGCAGGCGGAAATGGATCCAATGGTTGTGCATTCAACTCTGGTGACAGGGTGGTGGATGGAACAACATATTCCGGACAAGAATTTACATTTACTTTAGGTACTGAAAATGGAACAAACGCCACAGGTAACAATATACTAGTAAGAATTAAATTAAACTCAGGAGACAGTGTCACAGCACTGGCAATAGATTAATGGCAATAACTGACGCAAAAAAAGTAGATTATCTTTGGAAGAAAATTGGTTATGCGGCAACAAAGACAGACACCAATGCGGCCAAGAAAGCACCCAACGAAGCCATTGCATCTCCTTTATTATTAAGAGGTGACAAAGTTTGGACAGAAGCAAACAACATACCAGCGACTCAACCAGCCTCAAGTGCGGGTATAGTTACTGTTTATCCTGCCAGTGCTCCTGATGAAACCACTAATGACGGTACAGCGGCCGCAAACAGAACATGGAAAACAGGATTAACTGATTGGATACCACCGGAGTTTGGATCAACTTATCAAGTAAAAGTTTATGTACACACATCAGGAGATGCCGGCAATGCCGCATCAGGTGGATCACAACTCTTTGCCACTGGATCAGGTAACGACGACGAATGGTTTTTTGATTATCAATCAGGAGTACTACATTTCATAGGTGCTAATTTGCCAAATGGCGTTAATTTTTCAGGCAAATCCGTTTACATCTGTGGTGCAAGATATGTTGGGCCAATTGGTGTACAGAATATAAGTGCAAGTACAGGCAACACTGAATTCAGCGACAACGCAATAAACAATATTTCAACAAATGCCGATATGAGTTTTGGTACTACCGGTACAGGACAATATGTGTTCAGTGCAAATTCAGGTGTAGTTCTACCAACAGGTACCACTGCTGAAAGGCCAAGTGCTCAGGAAGGTGTGATAAGATTCAACACCACAACAGGAAAATATGAAGTATCAGAAGATGGATCAACTTACACTGCTTTGAGAACTGAAGCAGTTGCAGGAACTATTACAAAAGATATTTTTACTGGCGATGGATCAACAACGTCATTCACAATGAGTACAACTCCTACCGATGCTAAAAATGTTATCGTATATATTGATGGAGTGATGCAGGAACCAACAACCAATTATACAATGAGCGGAACCACTGTCACAACTGCTGGTGAGGCCGCACACACAGGTGCAAGAATTGTTGTCATGCACGGGTTTGCTGATTAATCTATTACGACACCTGTAGGTGTGTAAACTATCTGAAACGTTTGTAGTTGGCTTGTAATCACATTTATTACTGATATCTCCGGAACAATCTCCCACTCGAATTCAGGTTGTCTAATAATAAATTCATAAGAATCTTGACCCGACTCAAACCAAAGTCTTACTCCTGTCATAGAATGTGAACCATCCACTTGATAATTTTTTCTGCAAACTATTTTCAACACTGTATCAATTTTTTGCCTAAAGTTATTCATTTGTTCTATAAGATCGGGGCGTTCTTTCAACACTTCAACACTTCTATTTCTACAGGTTGCTGGCCATCTTACCTTGAGACTGTATTTGTAAAATATTTTATTTTTCACGATCAATCAACTCCTGAAACTTGATGTAGGTATCACAAAATCCGTTTGACAAATCATCTAATTGATAGGTTCTTGGTGGATTACATATGTACATAAACTTGGTATCTGGGTTGGACAGTGCAATACTTTTTAATCTGGTTAGTTCTGTTGGATTAGAGATGTCGTATCCTAATAAAAATATCACAGGCTTTTTAAGATATACCGCTAAAAGCAAACTGAGAGTCTGTGGACTGCAATTTTCTTGGTCTATATCAAAACTTTTGATGCCGGGAAACATTGGCATATTGCAAACACCATCGAAAAAAAGGTATTTTTTATATAATTCTTCCGTTGTGAGGATTTCACAATCCTTGAAATGGGTTGAATTTAACATGTCTTGTAGGTTTAATTCGCTGTTTACGGTTGCATAGTCAAATACCACTGTTTTATTGCTGTTGCTAGACCCTATCAAAGGCCCCAGATGCTTCGCTTGGTCCAAGTCAAACTTGACTGGCATATTTCCAACTACTGTAATATACGTGTTTTTCATGTCGTTAGCGGTATTTAACACTCAAATTATAGCACAATCCGATAAATATTCATAGTTTTAAAACAAACTAAAATTATCGCGATAAGGGGAAATTAAAATGGCAATAGGACGAATAACAGGACAGATGTTATCCAGTAACTTGGCAAGGTCAGGTACTGATTTAACATTTGAAACAAATTTATTAGCCTTGGATGTCAGTAACAGCAGAGTAGGTATTGGAACGGCTTCACCGGCTACTACCTTACACATCTCAGCAACTGACTCACTAAGGTTACCATCAGGTACAACAGGACAGAGACCGGGATCGCCAGCAAACGGTGATATAAGATATAACACAACGATTGGAACAATCGAAGGTTATGCCGGCGGTGCCTACAAAAACTTGGCATCAGGTTCAGCAATTCAAGACGCTGACGAAGATACAAAAATCCAAGTAGAAGAAAGTTCAGACGAAGACGTAATTAGATTCGACGTGGCAGGATCTGAGATTGCTACAATCGGAGCAGGTGGACTTTCATTTACTTCAGGTGGTATAACATCAAACTTGACAGTCACAGGAAACTTGACTGTAAATGGTACAACAACTACCATTGACTCAACAACATTAACAATTGAAGATCCGCTAATTCAATTAGCAAAGAATAACTCAGGTGGAGCGGCTAACACGTTTGACCAAGGTATATTCTTTAACAGAGGATCTGATGCAAACGTAGTATTCATTTGGGACGAATCAGCAGACGAATTTGTTGCGGCAGTTTCGGCTTCAGAGGATGGTACAACAGCAGGTAACGTTACAATTGACTCTTACGCAGACTTGAACGCAAACATCACAGGTGGTGCTACGTTCTCAAGAGCAGTTGTCTTCAATGAAGCATCAGCAAACGATCTTGACTTCAGAATGGAATCGGCGGCAAACACGCACCAATTCTTTTTAGATGGTTCAGCAGATGCAATTGGTATCAACACTAGTTCACCGGTTTACGAACTTGACATGTCAGGTTCGACTGATGCGTTTAGACTTCCGGTTGGTAACACAGCGGCAAGACCGACTGCGGCAACTGGTATCATAAGATTCAACTCACAGACAGGACAATACGAAGGCTGTCAAGATGGTTCAACTTATGTTAACTTGGCGATAGCAGGTGACACACCAACTATTTCTAAAGTATCGGGAACAGGTGACGGATCAACTACAACATTCACAGGTTTCTTCAGTTCAGCGCCGGCGGCGGTGGCTAACGTACTTGTCTTCATTGACAACGTATACCAAGAACCAACTGAAAACTACACAGTATCAGGAACAAACATTACATTTACTTCTGCTCCACACAGTGGTGCAAGAATATTTGCGATAACTGGTTTTGATAATACTGCTTTAGCATCAGGTGGTGTTGCAAGAACTGAAACAAGTTCAGTGAACTTCACATCAACTGCTACAACAATTATGAGTTTCAATGCATCTACATACAGAGCGGCAGAATTGTTTATAGTCTTACAAGACTCTTCAAACTCTGAATACTCAAGCATGAAAGCAACTGTTGTACACAACGGTACAACTGCATTCATAACTGTTTACGGTATTACTAACTCAGGTTCAACAGACTTGGCGACAGTAACAGCAGTATATGATTCAGGAACAGTGAACATACAGGCAACAAGTACAGGAGGCACAACGGCGGCTACTGTACAATCTTCACTAGCGGCGTAATCCGGTAGAGAATATACCTTACAGATAATTTTAAACGCCCTAATGGTAAATACAACTGTTAGGGCGTTTTTTTACGACTTAACTTTATATTAATATAAATCATAAGGGAAACATGGAACTATGACAACACGTAACTTTAGAGTACATAATGGTATTTCAGTTGGTGATATAGTAATATCAGCAAGTGCAAACACTATTCATGGTAACACAACGTCGGCTCCAACAGCAGACGGGCAGTTAGCAAACAAAAAATATGTTGATGACTCATTAGCGGGTCTATCACAAAACAGTATCGCACAATTAAACAGTTCGGTAGCAGTAACTGACACAGGAACAAATGGTACAATTATAATTACAGCAGACGGTAATGCTGAATTGACTGTAACAGATGACGGTGTAAGAGTACACGGAAACCTAACAGTAGACGGTACACAAACAATTATTAACACAGCGACACTTTCAGTTGAAGACAACATCATCGAAGTAAACAGAAACGTTTCTTCAAACTCTGGAATGCCAACATTATCAGGTTTGAAAGTTAACAGAGGTGACGCATCAAGTGCCACAGAAAACGATCTTTTCTGGGTATGGGATGAATCATACTCTGATGACGGTACAACTACTTTTGGAAATGCAGGCGGTGCCTGGACAGCAGGTAGAGGTATGAACCCAGGTGATATTGACGCACTAGTGGATATAAGAGCAAACGTAATCCACGCAAGAGCAACTTCGGCTTCTTACGCTGACTTAGGTGAAAGATTTGAAGCAGACGCTCCTATGGGAGAAGGCGCAGTAGTAACAGTAGGCGGTACAGCAGAAATCACTGAAACAACATCAGATTTATCTGACAATGTATTTGGTGTGGTATCTACTAAACCAGCATACATGATGAACGCGGCGGCAGGAAACGGCGACAGTCATCCATTTGTTGCAATGACAGGAAGAGCACCAGTAAGAACAACTGGATCAGTAACAAAAGGTCAAAGACTTGTAACATCAAGCATCAAAGGATGTGCGAGAGCGGCGGCAACTGGCGAAAGTATCAGTCCATTTAACGTAATCGGAAGAGCATTAGAAAACAAATCCGACGAAGGTATTGGTTTGGTAAATTGCGTTGTAAGAACAAACAACTAATAAATATTCATACTTTTTAGTAGACAAAAGGGCGGCTTTATGTCGCCCTTTTTTTGTGACTTTTATAAATATTTTTACGTTCATCCAATAGGACGGAAGTAGGGAAACCGAAGGAACGCACTTTGAGGGAGAAGTGCGTGAAAAAATTAATCAAGAGTAAAAGGTATCGTCACCTACAAATTAGAGTGTACAAAGGCACACAAGATGATTATGACCTAATATTCACTTCTTGTGATTATCCATATTTTAGAGTACAATTTAAAAACTTGGACCAAATAAGTCTGGAACACCTATACCCATTATACAGGAATAGAGCATGGCTATTGCAATGGTTGCCACCCAGATGGTGCCATTTCCTTGTAATAGGAGCCTAAAGCAAACAGCCGATAAATACTATTACTGTGGTCAGCCGGCAATGATATCAGGCTGTGTACGGTGTATTGCTGTACTAACATTATTATAAGGAGTACCCAAGTATGGCCATAGGTCGTATAACAGGGTCGGTATTAAAGTCCAATCTGACTAGGAATGGCGTCGACCTTGCATTTGAAACAAACCTACTGTACCTCGATGTCACAAACTCACGAGTAGGAATTGGTACTTCAGAACCTTCAACAGAATTACAAGTGGCAGGAACGGCCACAGCAGTAACACTAGCGGCATCAACTGGCCTAGAAACAAACCTAGTTACTTCAACAAACTTTTATATAAATGATTCAGCCGATATTTTCTTAGATGCGGCTGGAGGTGATATTATACTTAAAAAAGGTGGCGGCACACAATTTGGTTACCTAACAAACGACAATGATAATTTTGTTGTCAAAGCAAACGTATCAGATAAAGATCTAATATTCAGAGGCAACGATGGTGGTACTGAAATATCACCAGTTACAATTGACATGAGTGAGGGTGGTATCATTGGTATAGGAACCGCGGATGCCAGTTACACTGCTCTCAACACATTAACAATAAACACCGCTTCGGACATACCTCTATACATACACAGCACTGACGCAAACAACAGCATGGTGATGTCTGACACCAACGGTTCAATAAAATTTGGCACAGCATCCGGTGGCTTTACTGTAAGTGTTGGAGGTGATGCAGGTGGCGGGACTAAACCTAGTGCTACCAGTCACTATGCCAATGGCGCCAGTGAAAAATTTGCAGTATCGTCAGCAGGAGTTGTAACCATAAGTGGTGCGTACTCATTGCCAACAGCAGATGGCAGTAACGGACAAGTGTTACAAACAGACGGTTCGGGTGCATTATCATTTGCAGAATCTGGTGGCGGAGGTGGCGGTAACAACACAGCGGTAAAACAATTCAATTATTACAAACTAGATACAACATCAGCAGTTGTTGATGAATTTGATATCAAAGAATTTAGAGGTGCAATATACGATGTTGCAGTGGAAGACCAAACAAACAATTTTGTTGGACACTTAAAAGTTTCAATTATCCATGATGATACTACACCATATATCTCAGTATACAATGTCAACGAAGACTCAACGAGAATAGTAGACTTCACTGTCGCAATATCCGGAGATGTTGTGCAATTATCCGCGGCGACTAATACTTCTACTCATACAAACCTACGATTTTATAGAATAGCATTGGGAGATCATCACGAAACTGTTGCAAACACAAACTCAAAAATAATTGCAACATCTACAAACATTGGATCAACTGCTACAACATTAGATCAATTTACAAAAACAGATATACGAGGAGCAAAATATGTCATCCTAATCAAAGATGATACATCAGGAGATTATCAAATATCTGAAAAAAGTTTAGTACATGACGGAACAACAGTGTATCATGATGATTACGCAATGGTGTCAAGCAGAGGTACACCGTTACATAGTTTTACAGGCACAATATCAGGACAGACAGTAACATTAAGTTCTCTGTCTGGAGGAAACACAACAGGTACAGCAGTATTATACAGACAGGATTTAGGAACTAAAACCAAATTAGGAGAGTTTGATAACTTCCATTACGGAATCAAAAAAGACATAGACAGTGCTGTTGAAACAGTAGACAGTTTTGACGTGTTCAAATTTAAAACAGCAAGATATTTCATAACAATGGAATCGGGATCTGAATATCAAAACTCAGAAATTACAATGACTGTGAATAGTGCAGGCACAGATGCAACAATTTCTGAAAGTTTTGTACTTTCGGCAAACAACACATTGGCAACATTTTCAGCAGATGTGTCCGGCGGCAAAGCAAGATTAAGAGCAAGTTGTAATCCAAACACAAAAATATTTTTTGCAAGATTGTCTTTTGAAGCCAATAACATTTACAGGGCAAACGGGCAAACATCCGATGATTTATATATCACACACAACAATTTGAAATTAGAACCGGGTGCATTAACAATTCCAAAAGGCACAACAGCACAGAGACCGTCATTAAACGCAACAGGTATGATACGTTACAACACCTCGACCGACAGTTATGAAAGATATGACACATCGGGTTGGGTAAACATTGCCAAAACGGCAACGGCAACTGAAGCAAGTGGTACTACAACAGGCGAAGCAACGAGTATTTCTACAACAGCAGTGAACGTAGACACGTTTGACAAAACATCTTTTGATAGTGCATTCTATCAGATGGTAACCAGAGATGAAATCAATGACGAAATTGCTACACAGACAGTCAGTTTAGTACACAACGACACAGATGCTTTTACTAGTACAGGTGGTATAGTAAGGTCAGGATCAAATACTCAAGTGGCTTTCGATGCAGACATATCTGGCTCAACGGTCAGATTAAGAGGTACAGGTACAGCAGACGTAAACTCTGTCAAGTTTTTCAGAATAGGTCTTGGTGACAATACATCAGCGTCCAGTTCAGGAAACACCGCAACAATTATCAACACAGATGTAGACAGTGCTACTGAAAATCTTGATACATGGTCGGCATCATCATACAGAGGTGCAAAATATTACATCAGTGCAAACAATTCAACAAAAACAGAATTAAACAATATAGAATGCTTGGTTGTACACAACGGTACAGATGCATTTATCACAGTGTTCAATGACATTTTCACAGGAAGTAATGCTTTGATATCTTTATCAGCAGACATAGATAGTGGTTCTGTGAGACTGAGGGCATCAGGAAATGAACCAAACACCGCAGTCAAAATGTATAGAGTACTATTAGGTGATTCAGAATCAGATGCAACCAGTGACAACACAAAAACTATCGGCCAGGTCACTGTGTCAAGTTCGGCAACAGAGGTTGATACGTTCAGTACAGATTCTTTCAATGGTGCCCACTATGTTGTAGTCGGTAACAACAGTTCAGAATCCGCCGCATCGATAAGTGAGGTATTTGTTGTCACAGATGGAACTGACGCATATGTAACAACTGCACCACAAGTATCAACTAAAGGAACTGACCAACTAGAATTTACAGCATCTTTAAGTGGCTCAACTGTATCTTTAAGTGCATCGAGCACCAGCGGTGGATCAACAACTGTAAATGGATTTAGAGTCCAGTTGCTACGTAACCCGGCGGGTGCATCAACTTCATTATCTGTTTTAACAAGTAACAATCAAACAATCTCAGGACAAAAAACATTCACAGCAGGTGTGTTAACTGATACGATCCAATCACCGGCTTCTAATGCAAACATCACTCTTGACCCTCAAGGAACAGGTGCGGTAGCGGTATTGGGAAGCCAGACAATAACAAATACAACAACAGATGATTCATTAACAATTACCACAACAGAAGATTCAAGCACAGCAGGACCGGTAATATCATTGAAGAGAAATAGTTCTAGTCCAGCAGATGCTGACTACTTAGGACAGATAAAATTCAAAGGCGAAAATGACAACGATCAAGAAATTAACTATGCAAAAATTACAGGTAAGATTTTAGATGCAAGTGACGGATCTGAGGACGGTATATTAGAATTTGCATTCTTAAAAAATGGATCAAACAACATTTCAGGTAGATTTAGATCAGACAGTTTACAGTTATTGAATGACACCAGTTTAAGAGTTACAGGACACGTTGAACTGGGTGTATTAGCAAGTGATCCATCTACAACCGCCAATATCGCACACATCTACGCCAAGGATGAATCATCAAGTGCAGAAGTTTTTGTGCGTGATGAAGCAGGTAACGTTACTAAGATATCTCCGCACAACGAACAAGGCGAATGGGAATACTTCTCAAGAAATACAAAAACAGGCAAAACTGTAAGGGTCAACATGGAAGAAATGATTAGAGATATTGAAAAACTTACGGGTAAAAAATATATTAAAAACGATTAAACTATCAAATCTAATATAGTCTGCAACTTACCTTTTATACTTTTATTATTAAGTGTATTCCTTAATCCACCATGTAGATTTTTTGGCCAGCATTCGAAGGCTGTCCAACAATATCCCGAATGTTCCTCGTTAAGTTTTGGTATGAATTCTGAATCGATTGCTATCAAATATGTGTGAAAATAAAATTTTTGATCATTGGATGTGAACATCTCTAACGGAATAACTTTTTTGAACTTTGGAGTATCACCTACTTCCTCCTCTATTTCCCTTTTTAATCCTTCGAATGCAGATTCCGTACTACGTGCAAGTCCGCCTACCAATCCCCATGTGCCTTGTGTTTTTTTATCTGTCCTTTGTAGGAACAAGAAACGTTTGGTAGAGGTTGAATAAAACAACGCACCCGAACAAATTATATTATCTTTCATAAACTATTATAACAATTTAATTGCAAATTATCAAGGAGTAGTTGCGTCTTGTCCAGAAGCATCATCATTTGCTGTATATCCGCCATCTAAAACAATGCTCCATTTACCAGCAGTGTACACACCTTCGTATGATTTAACCCATTCAATGCCATTAAACCTGTATTGAATACCTGTATGAGTATTCGTTACGTAATGTTGAGTTGAGTCTGGATGACTTGCATCAAATACTTTTTGCCATATACTTGAAGCCGAATTGTATTGTATTATATCGCCAACACTAGCCACCAAAGTGCCCCATGTTGGGTTGGATACTGTTGCTGTGGAATCACCTATTTCGTCAATTATCAAATATCTATCTCCATTTTGCGGATTAGTCGGTGCAAATGTTGATGGATTTATAATTTTTTTAACATTCACAAGAGTATTTGCCGGTATAGTATCTGAATCAATGTTATACAGTAAAATCGTATCTTCTAAAGGTGATGTGGATATGGTTCCGACAATTTCATTTCCGTTTGGTTGCTTCAACCTAATCTGCGATGTGCCGTTTGTGACTTTGCCGTATTGATTTATCAATGTTTTCCAGTTAACAGGAGGACCAAAAGTTTCAAATGGGTCAAAATTTGAAGGTTCTTTTGCCCCTGTATAAAATCCGTCTCCACCCGAACTTACATTTACTCCTGTTGTACCAAGTAATCTAAGTTGATTGCCTGTTACTAATAATCCAAAATTATTTGGGGTAACAAAACTTCTCGTCAATAATGTGCCATCTATCAATCCTTTTGTTATTCCGCCGTCATCGTCATACACACTCATTATAATTTTTTGTACAACTCCTAATTTTTTAACTTTTATAGGCGGTGATAACCATATTGGCATACTGAAAGTCATTGTTGCAATATCAATTTCGGTATCGGCACCCACAGGAATTGTTCTTGAACTGAATGTTATTCCAGTAAGTTCAACGTAACTTAGACTTGTCCAGTCTAAAAAATTGTCAGATTTTTGTATTTCAAAATCTGGATTGAATAGATACAAAATTTGTTCCAATAATTGTAATTTTTGATCGGTGTTAGATGTCCAAATATCTGCCGTAACTTCTAATCTAAAAGGAGATGGCATAACTTTTTCAACTGTGTATCCTGCTCCTAACTTGTCTGTGTAGTTTCCGTCTGAATCTGTGTCTCTTTCTTTGAGATGTTGCTTTTCAATATGATAAGGATTTTGCATTCTTTCTCTATCATAGTTCAGTTCTCTAACGTAACAAGCAATTCTCGGTGTGTAATTCATTGCATTTTCCGAATTGTTTCTAATGATATTCGCTACCTGTCTGGTTGGATCACCATACACAACTGGAACTGCTCTTAGATTCACAGTGTCGTCTTTTGCTTTTCCTGTTTCTATAGAAAAATTGCCCAAAATTCTCATGAATTGGGTCAAAAATTTTCTAACCTGTCCGTCGTAAAAATGTAACATTAATTGTCAGCCTTTGGTTTCAATGCTTTTGTAAGCGATTGTCTCTGTTCTACTGTTAAACCATTTATCGTATCTGACGAAGTATTGTTAACAAATCCGGTTTTGTATGTTGCTCTTGTGTCTGTATTTGACATAGTGACACGCACAGAATCTTCAATTTTAATCCATCTATTCCCATCATATCTAAAAAGTCTGTTCGGCAAATAATCAGTCCTTAGGAAATAATCACCCTTGTCTATATTTGCAGTTGGAAATGATATTCCAAAACCAGCAGGATGTCCATTTGGTGCCACACCATCTCCGCCTACATAAAATCCATAATGAGAACTTGCAGGAGTATCGATGGTTGCATTAATTGTTTTGTCTGAACTTATTCTATCTGTAGTATTAACATTATTAGTTCGTATATTTCCTCTCTCATCAATCGGTGCAACATAATATTGTTTGAAATTGAATCCTGATTTTGGTGCATCTGCTTCTGCTTGTTTTAAAACTTGGTCACTTATTGTTTTTTCTCTGTTGAAAGTTGACATGTAACTTGCTAACGAACCTTCTGTTGTTGCGTCACCTATGATATCTCTGAACTCCTGAGAGTCAACCATTGATTTTAATTTCAATCTTAATAGGTGTGGCCACCAGGTTTGTGAAAATCCTTCCGCGGCTCTGTTTACATCCTCCACAACATAATATCTTTTGAGTGCGATTGGTATAGATTCATCTAAGGAATAGTCTTCTTTCAGGTGCGGAAATTCTAAAACGTCTCCGGCCATTGGTTTCCTTCCAATTCTTTCAACAATATCATTCAAATGCACAGTCAAAAATAATGTGTCATTTGCTAAAAACATACCAAATTGAGATAAGTTAAAATCTATATCTTGAACATTATAAATTCCACGCACAGTATAAATGTCCGGAGCATATTTTCTATCTCTGTTTTCTAAAAATAATAGATCTTGTATTGTTTTTTCGTTTAATGTGTCGCCTGAATATTGTGGTTCTGTTGGTGATGCTTCACCGTCCTTGTTTGTATCGCCCTGATCGTAAGGTCCTAAATATTTGTGAAAATGTAGGTCCGTTCCACCCACAGTGAACATCTCTCTGATGTTGCGATCGAAGAATTTGTAGTCATTGCCTTTTTCTGGCTTAAAAATGGATAATCTTGGCATATCATACATATTTATTGCACAGGTAAAGGTAATAAATATCAGTATGTCAGAACTTCAAACAGGTCAACAAGAAATATTTGATTACGTAAAAAACAATCTAGGCGAGGGCATGATAGATGTGGAATTAGACCCTAAACACTATCAAACGGCGCTGACCAGAGCAATAGATCGTTACAGACAACGTAGTTCAAATGCAGTAGAAGAATCATATGCTTTCCTACAATTAAAGGAAAATCAAAACACATATATTTTACCAGATGAGGTGATAAACGTAAGAAAATTATTCAGAAGAACAGTAGGTTCCAGGACTGAAGGTGGAGAAGGTGGTACATTATTTGAACCATTCAATTTAGCATACACAAACACTTACTTGTTAAGAGCAGGTGCGACTGGTGGACTTGCAACGTATTTTGCTTTTGCAAGTTATCAAGAATTGGTAGGAAAATTGTTTGGTTCATTTATTCAATTCCATTACGATGTTGCTACAAAAAAATTAACAATCACACAAAGACCAAGATCGGATCAAGAAACTGTGTTGATGCACACTGACAATTTTAGACCAGATATAACATTATTCAAAGATGTGTATGCAAAACCATGGATCAGAGATTACACACTTGCAGTATCAAAAACTATGCTAGGTGAGGCTAGAGGAAAGTTTGGCACCATTGCTGGACCACAAGGTGGAACACAATTGAACGGTGCACAGTTACAAGCACAAGGTGTTGCCGAGATGGAAAAATTAGACATGGAAATTGGCAATTATGCCGAGGGTGGCACTCCACACAGTTTTGTTATTGGTTAATTCATAATACAATCATTTTAAATAATAGTACCATGGAAGATAAAAGATATAAAAGATATCATGAATGTAATATTGACGAGTTGGAAGAAATCGTAAACGATTTAGAAAATATGTCTATTAGTGCCTTGAAAAATAAAAAACTAGATATAAGAAGATCTATACTTGGTGCGGTAAAAGAGGCAAAAAAAGTCATTGAAAAACGACTAAAAAAGTAGTATAATCAATTAATGTTAATAGGAATAGTAGGACTAATTGGGTCTGGTAAAGACACAGTGGCTCAAAGACTGGTTGCACAACATGGATTCAAAAGAGATTCTTTTGCCAAAAGTCTAAAAGACGCAACTGCCAATATATTTAATTGGGATAGAGAATTACTAGAAGGCAACACAGATGTCAGTAGAGAATGGCGTGAACAACCCGATGCTTTTTGGAGTGAAAAATTTGGCAAACCAGTGACCCCTAGGTGGGTATTACAGTATTTTGGTACTGAAGTAATGCGTGGCAATATGCATGATGCAATATGGATAGATAGTTTGATATCGAGATACAAGGGAGAAAAAACTGTTGTATCTGATACTAGATTTGTTAATGAGATTAAAGTTATCAAAGCACATGGTGGAAAGATAGTGTGTGTAAAAAGAGGCGACCTTCCTACTCAAAAAGAAATGCAGGAAAAAAATGCCCATAAGTCAGAGTGGGACTGGTTAGATTCAAAATTTGACTATATCATAGACAACGATGGAACAAAGGAAGAATTATACAAAAAAGTAGATGATCTAATCATCGGCTTGGAGATCACCAACACGCCATCCAAGTCTTCTAACACTACTGAGTCTTTGACAATTGGCACAAACCGTTTTAAGATTTGAAGCATTAGTATTACGTAAATTCCCATCAACAAACAGCACATCAAGTTGTATGCTGTCTTGTGCCTTGAAACCACACAACTCGCATTTATTCCTTTTTTTATAGCCAGAACGTTGCAAAGGCGTAATACCGCCTATTTTTTTATGTGATTTCTTCCTGTTGCATGTATCACATAACCTACGCCAATATATCTTGGTGCCCTTCTTATACCCGTAGGCTCTTGGCTTAACCTTACACTGAACGCACAACGGTCTGATGCCTATATTCATATATTGTATTTACGTCACCTATATAGGCACCAAATAATGGTAAATTTTGTCGTAAAAACGTAATGATCTAATAAATAACAAAGTATACGTACAAACTTGCAAGGAGAATACGAATAATGGCAAACTTAACATCACCAGGAGTAGACGTTTCAGTAATAAACGAGAGTTTTTATGTACCATCAGACGCAGGTACAACTCCACTTTTTATTGTAGCATCTGCACAAGACAAATTAGCGGGATCAGGTTCAAGTATAGCGGCAGGTACAACAACTGCTAGTGCTAATCAAGTACAACTGATTTCATCACAAAGAGAATTAACAGAGACTTTTGGAGATCCAAAATTCTACTCAGACGCATCTGGAAACTCGATTCATGGTTACGAATTAAATGAATATGGTTTACAAGCGGCTTACTCATTTTTAGGGTTGGCTAACAGAGCATACATTTTAAGAGCAAATGTAAACTTAACAGATCTAGTTGGAAGTGCATCGGCACCGACAGCGAGACCAACAGACGGTACATACTGGTTTGACCTTGCAACAAGCCAATATGGAATATTTGAATGGTCAAGAACAGATCAAAAATTTACAGCAAAAACACCACTATTGATTACTTCAGTTTCCGACCTGGTAGGAAACGCATCAACTGGTATACCAAAAACATCAATAGGATCACAAGGTGATTACGCAATTAATACAACACACGTAAGCAACAAAATCTATCTAAAAAATTCAAGTAATGCTTGGGTACAATTAGGTTCAGTTGCATGGCATCAATCACATCCATTTTTAACAGTGGCATCAGGAACGACGGTAACAAATTCACACAACATGAACATAAATGGTGTGCTAGTCCAAACTGGTGGTACAGCACTTTCAGATGTAAACACTGCAATTAACAATGCAAATGTTCCTGGATTATCATCGAGCGTAAATGCAACAACAGGAAATTTAGAATTATTCTACAATGGTTTATCATTTGGAGATTCCACAAGCGGTAATGGCACATTTAGATTCGAAGAAGGAACTGGATTACTTGCTGGTTTAGGAATAAGTGCAGGTACAAAACAAGCAACTAAATTTTTACAAGCAAAACACACTAACAGACCTACTTGGAAAACAGCAGACGAAAATAGACCGAACGGTTCAGTTTGGTTTAAAACAACATCTGCAAATGCAGGTGCTAATATAATTTCTAAATTGTACAGTGGTGCAACAGGAACTTTTAGTTCGGTAGCATCTCCATTACACGCAACACATCATTCTGCAATCTTTAATCTAGATCCAGCAAACGGTGGAACAGGTTTGAGTGCAGGTGCATTGTATACACAATTTAATATCACTGAGCAAAGTTCAGATGGTCAACAAGACGTTACACCAAATGTAGGTGATTTCCAACTCTTCAGATACGAAGGTGGAAAAACAGTTATACAATCTAAAAACACATCACCAAGTTTTACAGCAGGTGAAAGTTTTACAGTAAGAGAATCAATTAAAAACCAAGAGGCATTGAACGCGGCAAAAACTGTTACAATGATCTCAGGTGATGGTTCTACTTTAGGTGATGCAGAGGATTTTGTTACTGCATTTACAACTGCAGGATTTACAAATTTAAAAGCAGAAGTAATAAGTGCAGGTGAATTCAAAGGCGCAATTAAAATTACACACGAACTAGGTGGTGAATTTAGAATGAACGATACAAGCGGTACTCCAATTGCAGATGCAGGTTTCGGAGCAGGATCGGCTCATGCTTATGGTACTTTCACTGCTAATTCTACAACATTAGTTGACAACTTATATGTTGCACCAACTGGTGATTCAGAAGACTCAACTGTAGGTAACGACGTAATGGCAAGTAACTGGAAAAGATTAAGTTACACTGCTTCTGTAAGTTCACCAACAAATGAACCAACAGACGGTACATTATGGTACAACACAAACATAGACGAAGCAGACATTATGGTGCACAACGGAACAACTTTCAAAGGTTACAAAGAAGTTTACGCTAACACAGATCCAAATGGTCCTCAGTTTAGTGCAACAGCACCAAACAAACAATCAGATGGAACTATACTTGTCGACAACGACTTATGGATTGATACAAGTGATTTGGAAAACTATCCAAAAATTTACAAGTACAACACATCAGCAACATTAAGTTCAACAAACACAGCAAACCAAGTTGCGGTAACAACAACTGGTGCGGCATGGGTGTTAGTTGACAAAGCAGACCAAACGACGGAAGATGGTATTGTGTTTGCAGATGCAAGATATCATACTGCGGCGGAAAAAAATGCAAACGATAGCACACAGGCTGGCTCACCAAGTTCAATCAAAGACTTATTAAGTGATTCTTTCTTAGATCCAGATGCTCCAGATCCAGTTTTATATCCACAAGGTATAATGCTTTGGAACACAAGAAGAAGCGGATACAATGTTAAAGAATATAAAAACAGTTATATTACAGAAACAAAATATCCAAGTTCAGGATCAGCAGGTTTAGGAAACATAAGATACAATAACGAAGGAGTCGGCGGTTATTATCCAGACAGATGGGTTACAAAATCAAGTAACAACACTGACGGTTCAGGAACTTTTGGAAGAAAAGCACAGAGAAAAGTTATTGTACAGCAATTAAAATCAGAGATGGACACTAACCAAGCAATACGTGAAGACCAAAGAGGCTACAATGTTATTGCATCACCTGGATATCCAGAATTGATCCAAAACATGATTAATCTAAACACTGACAGAAACAATACTGCTTTCATAATTGGTGATACACCAATGAGATTGGAAGGCACTGCTACATCAATTACTAATTGGTCTAACAACACAGCAGGTGCAACTGACAACGGTGAAGACGGTCTAGTAAGTGCTAGTGAATATTTAGGAGTATTTTACCCATCAGGATTGACAACTGACAACGCAAGTAAACAAATTGTAGTTCCACCTTCACACATGATGATAAGAACAATGGCAAACAACGACAATGTTGCATTTCCATGGTTTGCACCAGCAGGAACTAGAAGAGGTATTGTAGACAATGCAACTTCAGTTGGATATATTGACAGCAAAACCGGTGAATTCGAAACAATATCTGTAACGGAGTCAGTGAGAGATTCAATGCATGAAGTAAAAGTAAATCCAATTACTTTCTTCTCAGGTGCAGGAATTGTAAACTTTGGTAACTTGACGAAAACTTCGGCAAGTTCGGCATTAGATAGAATCAACGTGGCAAGACTAGCAGTGTATCTAAGAACACAACTAGATGCAGTAGCGAAACCTTTCATATTTGAACCAAATGATGAATTAACAAGAAACGAGATTAAAGGCGCAATCGAATCATTCTTGTTAGAACTAGTTGGTCAAAGAGCGTTGTTTGACTTCTTAGTAGTTTGTGACGACACTAACAACACTCCTACTAGGATTGACAGAAACGAATTGTATGTAGATATAGCGATTGAGCCTGTGAAATCAGTTGAATTCATTTACATACCGTTGAGAATCAAAAACACAGGAGAAATAGCAAAATTAGGGAACTAATTTTAGATAAATAGGAGTAACAAAATGGCAATATCAACTTTATCAAAATTTACAGTACCACTAGCAAACGATCAAAGTTCAGCATCACAAGGTTTATTGATGCCAAAACTACAATATCGTTTTAGAGCGATCCTGGAAAATTTTGGAGTATCAACACCGAGATCAGAATTAACAAAACAAGTTATGGACATAACAAGACCTAACTTGACATTTGATCAAGTAACACTAGATGTATACAACTCAAGAGTATATGTAGCAGGTAAACACACTTGGGAACCGATTACAATTACTTTAAGAGATGACGTAAACAACTCAGTAACTAAACTGGTTGGCGAACAGATTCAGAAACAATTTGATTTCTTTGAGCAAAGTTCAGCGGCATCTGGTATTGATTACAAATTCACAGGCAGAATTGAAATGCTTGATGGTGGTAACGGACAGTCTGCACCAAATGTATTAGAAACATTTGAACTATACGGTGCATACATAGACAACGTGAACTACAACACATTGGCTTACAACACTTCAGAACCAGTGACTATCACATTAGGAATCAGATACGACAACGCAATACAGACTCCGCAAGGTACAGGAATCGGTACAGCAGTTGCAAGAACTATCGGTACATTAAGTACTGGTGGTGGACAATAAGAATTAAGTTAGCAATTATAACATTAAAAGCGTCTTTATAGGCGCTTTTTTTGTGGCTATAAATAACAGTATGCCAAAGATAAACGACTACTTACAAGGATTCCAAGATAACCTTCCAGGAATGAAGGACTTTAGACACGCATCTAGGTTGTATGTTGATGACACATATAAGTTGATGCCGAAACAAAAGTTCTTGTTTCATGTAGTTTTTCAACTAAACAACGGACTGCACATAGATAAATTTTCAAATCAGGAATTGTACGAGTTGAACATGTTGGTGAAAAGATGTGACCTTCCTAGGTACGGTTTGAACATCGAAGAAAAAATTCAATATAACAAAAAAATGTATGCCGCAACAAGGATACAATATGATCCAATTAATATAACTTTCCATGATGATCATGCTGACACTGTTAATGCTTTTTGGAAAAAGTATTACGAATATCACATAGCAGACTCTGTAGGAATCACTAGCGAAAGCATGATTAATCAAATGAAAGACGATTACTATGATCCAATTGGTACAAGAAAAATTAACAAATATGGAATGGACGTTCCTATTAAGAAAAAAGAGCCTTTTCTAAAACAGATAGATATTTTTGTACTACATAAACAAAGATTCACATCCATGAGCCTAATTAATCCATTAATAGGATCATTTAATCATGATTCTGTTGATCAAGCAGACGGGACAGGAATCATGGAAAACGTAATGCAAATTTTTTATGAAACAGTTGTATATGGATCTGGTGTAGTAAACAAACAAGATGTACCAGGGTTTGCAACTGTCAGATATGACAACGAACCTAGTCCATTAACAATTTTAGGTGGGGGCACAAATTCCGTTTTTGGGCCAGGTGGAGTTATTGACGGAGTAGGATCAGTAATAAGGAATGTAAGATCAGGAAACATTTTGGGGGCAATATTATCAGCAAGTAACACATATAGAAATGCTAAAAAAATTAAAAAGAAGGATGTTAAACAAGAACTAAAAGGACTTGCTAAAAAAGGTATCCAGGAAGTGGCAAAGTCAGCCGGAAGCATATCTAATCCAATAGCACAATTTGGAATAGGTGCGGCAGTGGCCGCTGGTACTATTGCTAGTGCAAGAGGAACAAGTGATAACAAAACAGGACAAAATAATACTACAATAACCACAGCAAAATTTGATGCTACAAAAACATTAACACCAGACGAATCCTATAATTTAGTCTTGACAAATGACACACTGAAGGATGAAATAGCGGCTGGTATCTATTACAAAGATATTGGCTCTAGGAAAAACTTAACAGTGGCCGAATCTGATCTAGAATACAGCAACGCAACTGCAACAACTAAAACTGTCTATAGAAACAAGGTAATTACTGATATAAGAAAATTAGTAAACGAAGGTTACGTAAGAATTGCAAGAGAAAATCAAGACGTGGCAATAGTAACAGAAAAGGCCAACATATAATGACATTTTATACAAATTTACCCATAAAAGAAAAAGATAATTTAGAAGAAACTAAAAAAAAATTATCTGAAGATCAATACGTAGAAGAATTTCAATTTAATGCAGGCGAATATGATGCGGCAATTGCCTTTTTTGTTAAAAGAGGATTTGGAAGAAACGCCGCTGAAGCAACCGCATATGTAATTTTACAACAGGCAAAAGTTGATAGTGTGTCACCACAAGAAATATTAGACAAACTAACTTATGCCGACCCGGCTCAACTATCTGAACTTATTACAGTTGTACTCAACTCAAACAGATACAGATCAAGTAGGTTGGGAGTAAGGCAATCTCTCAAAACTAACGAAACTGTGTCTAGAAATATACTAGACTAATGCTACCAAGATTCGCAAAGGGAAAATTCTATCCAAAAAATACTGAAAAGTATATAGGATTAAAGACTCCGTCATACAGATCCAGTTGGGAACAAACTTTCATGAGATTGTGTGACGAACATCCTAACGTGGCAAAATGGGCAAGTGAATCTATAAAAATTCCTTATAGACATCCGTTTACTGGAAAGTACACAGTGTACGTACCGGATTTTTTTGTTGTGTACGTGGATAAAAATGGCGGCAAACACGCAGAATTAATTGAGATAAAACCTAAAGCACAGACATCTTTAGAAGCGGCTGGTAAAAGCATGGGAAAAAAGAAACAAGCAGTAATAAACATGGCCAAATGGGAAGCCGCCAATGCCTATGCAAAACAAAACAAAATACGTTTTAGAGTAATTTCAGAAGAACAACTTTTCCATAACGGTAAACGTAAGTAAATAAAAACATGACAAAAAAGTTAGAAGATATTCTTAATTTACCAAACGTCAAAGAAGCATTCAAAGATGTAGATAAAAAAGAACAAGCCAAAGCCAATAAAGAACAAACTGCAAGTGTTATGAAAAATGTCGATCCACAGACTGCAAAAGCATTGGAAAAAACTTATGCTGAATTTGACAAAATAGCGGCCGCATTACCGCAAGTAAAAGGATTGGGTGAATTGTCGGATCTCGAATTAGACAAATTATCTGTGGAAGCAGAAGAAAGTTACAAAAACCTTATGGACCTCGGAATGAACGTAGATTCTCGTTACTCGGGACGTATTTTTGAGGTTGCAAGTACTATGTTACGTAATGCCATTGATGCCAAATCAAGCAAAATAGATAAGAAGTTGAAAATGGTTGAATTACAACTTAAAAAGCAGAAAATAGACCAGGGTAACAAGGACGAGCCAAGCGGTGTGCAAGAGCAAGAGGGTTTTGTAATATCAGACCGTAACGAATTAATGAAAAAACTGATGAAAAAAGACTAAATATTGCATATGAGCACGTTTAAACATTATCTTACAGAATCAACAAAGTCATATGACTACAAAATAAAGGTTGCGGGTGCACCTAAAGACATAGACAAAACTAGACTTGAAACAGCACTACAAAAATTTGAACTTTCTAAAATGTCTGCAGGAAAAACAACACCTATACAAAAACTTCCTTTGGATTTTCCACAGTTGAGCAATGAATCTGTTACTATTTTTGATGTTACAACTAACTATCCAGCATCTGTAAGAGAAATGAAAGAGTACATAGCGGACTACATGAATATTTCTCCTGCATGTGTTGTTGTAAGAAAACCAAACGAACCGTCAGAAGAGTATCAAGAACAAATGGAAGTTGCAAAAACTTCAGAGTATAAAAATAAATTACAAGACATCGAATACAAAGATGCGCCAAAAGTAAACGCAGAAGATTTCCACTCATCAAAAGCAAACATGAGTTTATTAAAAGAATTGCTTAAAGACAGAGAAGATAAAAAAGATCAACCAAAAGAAAAAGAAAATATTTCAACTAAAGAAGACGAAGCGGCACCATCGCCACTTACAAAAAGCACTAACCCACACCCTGACCCAAAGAGGAAATAATTATGGAAATGATTGACGTACTAAACAAACTACAAGAGATTGAGAACAAAAGTCCAGAAGTTGAAAAAGCAATCACCTCAACAGAAGCCATGAACCCTAAACAACAAGCCGCAATAGCAATTTCTAAAAAAGAAAAAATGAAAGAAGGTGGCATGAGTGACATACACATTGGTGCTCAAGAAGTTTTAGGTGATTATCAGGATGAAGACGGCAATTTAAAAATGCCAAAAGATCAAGTTTTGAGAGCAATGGATATGGAAGCAAAAAAGGCACCTTTTCCTAAATCGTATGAAATAGAAACTGCTATGAACATGGTTAAAAATGATTACGACAATGACGGCGAACCTAAACCGGATATGGAGCCTGCAATGGATTCAGAACAACCTACAGACGAAGGCAATGCCTTTGCTCAAGCAGTGCAACAAGCAAAAGCGGCAGGAATGAAAAAAGGCGACAAGTTTAAAGTTGGAGACGAAGAGCATACATTAAGAGATAGCGATTTTGAACAGGTAAATACAAACACTATGGAAAATAAAGACAAAAAAGAGGTAAAAGAAGCAATTCAAATTACAACTGATTCTCCTGAAGAAGCAGGAATTATGATGCAGATTTTAAAATTAGCAGGTGTAAAACCTGTTGATGGATCAATGCCAGACATGGAACCAGAACATGGTTCAGACATGGACCCAGGCGAAATGAATAAGCAAATGGATGTCCCAGGTGACGACGCTGTAGGCAGTATGCAAATGGCTAAAATGAGAGACATGATGACTAAACCGGATGAAGAAAAACAAGAAGAAACATTTGCAAATGAGCCAGAAGAAAAAGTTTCAGATATAGATACATTAGTAAATGTACACTCAGGTGGTTTAAACAAACAAAAACAACAAGTGAAAAAAGAATATCCTGGAGATAATCCACTTGCAGTTGAAGATAAAATCACAGAAGAAGAATTAGCAAACAGTTTGAGAACGCAGTACGAAAGTTTCAAACAAGCATATCAAGAAGCGGCAAAACCAGACTATATCGATATAGATAAAGATGGTAATAAAACAGAACCTATGAAAAAAGCCGCTAAAGATAAAGAAGACAAAGAAAAAAAATAAGTTACTTTTCCTAAGTAATTTTTAACCTTAAATAATACATTATGGCCTATGTAAGTTTAGATTCTGACCAAATTAAACGTGCAAACAAAAAGCACAAATACACAAAAGAACAAGTTGAACAACTTGAAAAATGTATGGATCCTAAAACAGGTCCGTTGTTTTTTATGAAAACTTTCATGAAGATTCAACACCCAACCAAGGGTGAACTGCCTTTCGAACCTTATCCATACCAAGAAAGATTGATTGAAGCATATAACGATCATAGATTTAGTATATCAATGTTACCAAGACAGACAGGAAAAACAACCTGTGCCTCTGGATACTTGATATGGTATGCTATGTTCAGACCGGATTCACAGATTCTAATTGCCGCACACAAATACGCAGGAGCATCAGATATCATGTCAAGGGTACGTTATGCCTATGAGATGTTACCTAGTTGGATCAAAGCAGGTGTAAATCAGTATAACAGAAACAGTATTGAATTTGATAATGGTTCAAAAATTATGGCAACCACCACAACAGAAAATACAGGTAGGGGTATGTCCTTAACAATGATTTATTGTGATGAGTTTGCGTTCGTTCAACCACCTGAAAAAGCCAAAGAGTTTTGGACATCACTGTCTCCAACACTATCAACTGGAGGTAAATGTTTGATTACTTCAACACCAAATAGTGACGAAGACCAATTTGCGATGATATGGAAGGAAGCAAACAAAAGATTTGATGAATACGGAAATGACCAAACAGTAGGTACTAACGGCTTCTATGCAATGAAGGCGCACTGGAGTGAACACCCCGACCGAGACGAAGCATGGGCAGAAACGGAAAGATCCAGAATAGGTGAAGAAAGATTCAGAAGGGAGCATGAATGTGAATTCTTAATCTTTGACGAAACTTTAATAAGCAGTATACATTTGGCGGATATGGAAGGAGTGCCACCTGTTGAGACCACAGGCCAAGTTCGTTGGTTTAAACGTCCAACACCCGGTATGACTTATCTAGTAAGTTTAGATCCTAGCATGGGTACTGGAGGTGACTATGCAGGAATTCAAGTTTTTGAATTACCTACATTTGAACAAGTTGCTGAATGGCATCACAACATGACTCCAATGAATCAACAAGTAAGGATCCTACAAGGAATCAACAAACATATTCATGATACAATAATGGAAAAAGATAGCACAGCAACACCGCAAATATTTTATTCAATGGAAAACAACACAATAGGTGAAGCGGCACTGATGAGGGTAATGGATATTGGTGAAGAAAATATTATGGGTATGTTTTTATCTGAACCAATCAGAAAAGGTCATAGACGTAAATTTAGAAGAGGATTCAACACCACTGCAAAACACAAAATTGATGCATGTACAAAATTTAAGGAACTTGTGGAGGGAGGAAAAATGAAGATTAATTCCCAACTTCTTATATCTGAACTAAAGGACTTTGTTGCAACCGGCCTTAGTTATAAAGCAAAACCCGGGCAACACGATGATTTAGTAATGAGTTGTTTACTAATGACAAGAATGATGAAAGTATTAGCAGATTTTGACCCCAAAATATTTGAAAAATGGACTGATCGAACATCAGAACTAACCACACCAATGCCCATATTTGGAAACTTCTACGGATAATAAATACACTATATGAATCCAAAAACGTCACAAGACTTGTTTAACAAAATAAGATCACAATTTTCTAATATTAGAATCGGCGACGAAAACGGTGCCGCAACTGCTGATCCAAGCACTGCTGTATTTTTCGAATTTGAATTCCAAGAAGATTCAGATACGTATGGTTCAGTAAGTGTTAGTTTAGCAGATGGCGAAAACATGAAAGTTTTCTACAATAGAGATCTTGTTGATAAAATAGACGAGGATAGCAAAGACGAATGGTATGCTTTCCTTAAGGAATTAAAAGATTTTGCAATAGAGCATAGTCTCACATTTGACGTGAGAGATATTACTAAATCGAACCTAACGAAGCAGGATTATCAAAATCTTGCAGATACGAACAAAACGGTAAATACTGATGACATGTCAGAAGAATTACAAAGAATCACAAAACTAGCAGGTGTGACCGAGGGACTAACAGGTACCGCAAAACGTTCATATGAGAACCTGGACAAGACAAGACTTATTATTAGACATACAGGCAAAGTTGATGAAACTGTTCCTGGCGCTAGATCAAGACAAATACAATCATTATACATAGAAAACGAAGATGGTGAAAGATTCAAATACCCACTTACACATTTGTCTGGTGCTAGAGCAATGGTTAGACACGTTGCAAACGGTGGCAGACCGCATGACGAGTTTGGTGAACACATCATACAAACTTCTGAGGATATTGCAAAATTACAATCTTTTTCAAGATATGTTTCTAACAAAGACCAATTAAATGATAATGCAGGTGACATCATTGAAAAGACAAAATTACAACTTGAAAATTTGAGAGAGTATATGAAAAATCTTTCGAAGCAAAAACATTACGAGGCTAGTTGTAAGAGTTATAGAAAAGCAGAAGACCAGATTTTAGACGACGAAACAGTTTCCAAGTTAAGAGAAAAATTCACTATGACAAATTTAGATAAAAGAGTAGAAGACGCTTTCCCACTTATCAATAAAGTAATGGCAGAATTAGAAAATGCTACTGAACAAGGACAGGTAAATGAACTTGAGCCGGATGCAGAGCCAATCGATGCACCAATCGAACCACCAATGGACCACGGGGGTGTTGTAACGTCATTTTTAAGTGATCCAAAAAGTAAATTAGTGCTAAGGAAAGATGACAGTGCAGATAAAATGCTTAAGGTAACAAAATTTAAAGACAAAAATACTATGCTAGGTTCAATCCTGTCAGACATCGCTTCAAGAATGTTAACAAAAACAGGTGAAGAAGATAGAGTGGCAAATTTTGCATCTAGAGTAGCAGACGGATTAGAACAAGAAGGATCTGCTATGTTTAAACCTGATGCGGATTATGCCAAAAATAAAAAAATTGCAATACAGTTGGCAAAGAGATATATCGATGATTACAAGAAGATGCAGGCCGAACCGGGATACACAGACCAAGTAAGAATGGATCCTGCAGATTACAATCCTAAAAAAGATCTTAAAGGCAAGGCAAAAGAAACAGAAACATTTGAGTCTTGGGCAGAACAAACTGCAAATGAATATGATAAAAATCCTAGAGACGAAGAAGATAGAAGAGAAAAATTAAAAGTATTAAATCAAATACAAAGAGACCCGGATCTAATGAAAGATCCAAAAATGAAACAGGCTGTTATCAAAAGAAGAATGGAACTAGCAAGGAAAGAACCTGCATTCTCAGGTGAAAACGTAACCTTCGAAGACATCAAACCTTATGTTTCAATGTATAAAGATGACAATGGAAAAATTGTAAATGACGTATTAGATAAAGACGGTAAATCAGTTTTCAAAACACATAACGGTAAAGAGGCAATGGCTTATCTTTCAAAAAACTTTGACAAACTAAGACGTCCAAACGATAAGCAAGAAGCAGAGTCTAATCCAGAATTAGACAGAATCAAAAACCTAGCACATTACCAATAATAATACTAGACATTAGATAAATATAGTTGTATATTATGCACTAATGCTTAATATACATTTAGGCACAAACATAGGCAAATTAGGAGGCTTACATTATGGCTACATTGGCTGAAATAAGAGCGAAGTTAAAATCTCAAGAAGTGAATCGCTCCACTTCATCAACAGGCGGAGACAACGCCATTTATCCACACTGGAATATAAAAGAAGGCGACGAAGCAGTCGTTAGATTTTTACCAGACAAGGACACAGCAAACACATTTTTCTGGACTGAGAGAAACATGATCAAACTGCCTTTCGCAGGCATCAAAGGTCAGACAGATTCAAGACCAGTTACTGTGCAAGTTCCTTGTATGGAGATGTACGGCAAAACTTGCCCAGTACTAACGGAAGTTAGACCATGGTTCAAAGACAAGAGCATGGAAGACATGGGCAGAAAATATTGGAAAAAGAAAAGTTATATTTTCCAAGGTTTTGTTGTAACTAATCCGTTGGCGGAAGACACAACACCAGAGAATCCAATCAGAAGATTTATAATTGGACCTCAGATCTTTAACATAATCAGAGCGGCATTACTTGATCCAGAAATGGAAGAATTGCCAACTGACAGTGTGAGAGGTGTTGACTTTAGAATTAATAAGACAACTAAAGGTGGATATGCTGACTACTCAACATCAAAATGGTCAAGAAGAGAAAGAGCACTAGAAGAAGCAGAAAGAAGTGCAATTGATAAATTTGGATTACATAATCTAAATGACTTCAGACCAAAAGAACCAACTGAAGCAGAAGTAAAAATAATTAAAGAATTATTTGAAAAATCTGTGGATGGTGAGGCGTATGATCTTGAGAAGTATGGACAATACTTTAGACCAGCAGGTATGGCCTATCAAGGTACACAACAATCGTTACCTAAGGCAGACACACCTGCACCAGTTGAAAGTACTGCTGATCCGGTAAATGCTGAAGTAAAAGAAACTGCACCAGCACCAGAAACAGCACCTCAACCAGCGGCACCAACAGGTGATAGTGCCAAAAGGGCAGAGGATATCTTGAAACTTATTAGATCAAGACAACAAAAATAACATTGACACTTTACCAAGGCCTTGATATTGACTATTGAGGCCTTGTGTAATATAATAAGAGGATATTATGACAAAAGTATTTGACGCAACAAAATTTAGAAAAAGTATAACAAAGTCTATACAAGGACTTGGAATTGGATTTAGTGATCCAACAGATTGGATATCGACAGGCAACTACGCATTGAACTATTTGATGACTGGAGATTTCAAAAAAGGTATTCCCTTAGGCAAAGTCACAGTACTTGCCGGTGAGTCTGGTGCTGGTAAATCTTACATAGCATCAGGCAACATTATTAAGAATGCACAGGATCAAGGCATATTTGTAATATTGATCGACACTGAGAATGCACTGGATGAAACTTGGCTACAGGCACTTAAAGTGGACACATCAGAAGACAAACTGCTAAAATTAAGTTTATCAATGGTCGATGATGTAGCAAAAACAGTATCAGAATTCATGAAAGGGTACAAGGAACAACATGCTGACGACAAAGAAGGTGCACCAAAGGTGCTTTTTGTCATTGACTCGTTGGGCATGATGTTGACTCCAACGGACGTAAATCAGTTTGAGGCAGGTGAGATGAAAGGTGACCTAGGTCGTAAACCAAAGGCACTGACAGCACTTGTAAGGAACTGTGTAAACATGTTTGGTTCATGGAACGTTGGCATGATAGCAACCAACCATACATATGCATCACAAGACATGTTTGACCCAGATGACAAGATATCGGGCGGTCAAGGATTTATATATGCATCAAGTATCGTTGTTGCAATGAAAAAGTTAAAATTAAAAGAAGATGAAAAGGGTAATAAAGTATCTGACGTGAGGGGTATAAGAGCCGCTTGTAAAGTGATGAAAACAAGATATGCTAAACCTTTTGAAAGTGTACAAGTCAAAATTCCTTATGATACTGGAATGGATCCTTATAGTGGACTAGTTGACCTGTTCGAGAAAAAAGGAATACTAGTACAGCAAGGAAATAGATTAAAATACGTAGGACCAGACAAAAAAGAACATATTGAATTTAGAAAAGCCTGGGTTGGACCCAAATTAGACATGCTTATGGATGATTTTGATAAATTATCAAAAGAATCTGAGGCAAATGAATGACAGAAATGACACACGAAGACATCGAACGTTTATGGAGTTCTTTATCCAACTACATGCCAGAGAAGCAAAAGGCAGATGCGGCAATTGATTTTATAAAAACACTTGAAGATATAGGTGTTGAAGAAGACGAAATTAAAGCCTGTGGTGAGTTTGATCTAAAATTAGAAGAAGCGATCAACACTTTCTACGAAGATCAAGAGGATGAAGAAGAACAGTACGACGATCGTTATGAAGATTAATTGGTATAATGAAGTAAGTAGAAGTTTGGACAAAATCCCAGACTGCATATTACATTTCGAAAAAGAATATCAAAAAGCCAAGCAAGAAGTAAAAATTTACGGAAATTTAGAAAAGGCATCTGCATCGTTGCCAGGAATAGTAGAAGAAAGATTTGCACAACTTCAGCAGATTGAAGCGATATTAGAATATCTAAATATAGAATTGCGTAGGACAAGATCAAAAGCATTCAAAAAATATTTGGAAAATTATAACAGAGCCTTATCTAGCAGAGATGCTGAAAAATATGTAGATGGCGAACAGGACGTTGTTGACATGGACAAGATAATAAATGAATTTGCTCTATTAAGAAATCAATGGTTAGGCATCACCAAAGGACTAGATCAGAAGCAATGGCAAATTACAAACATTGTAAAACTGAGAGTAGCGGGAATGGAAGATGCCAATATCAAATAATAGAATTATCCTTACAGACGTAGATGGTGTATTACTGGAATGGGAAAACCATTTTACAGAATGGATGCTTCAACGTTCATATTTTGAAAACGAAGTTGGAGAAGGATACACAGGAAAGAAAATTTATCCATATACATTAATAGACAACAAACAAGACACATACGAAATGGCAGAACGTTTTGGTCTTTCCAAAACAGAAATAAGAAAAGAAATAAGAGAATTCAATAAAAGTGCGTGGATGGGAACACAATGTCCTATGCCCGACTCACAGACTTGGGTGAAGTTACTGGCCGCGGAAGGCTGGACCTTTATTCCAATCACATCTCAAACTTCTGACATACCTGCACAACTTTTAAGAAAGAAAAGATTAGGCGAATTATTTGGCAGTTATGTTTTTACCAATTATCATATTTTAGATACAGGATCAGACAAAGATAGTGCTTTAGCAGAATTTCATGGAACCGGACTATATTGGGTCGAGGACAAGCCAAAAAACGCACTAGCAGGCCTTAAATACGGTTTAAAGCCTATATTAATTGACCACGAATACAATAAAGATTTCAATCATCCTGATGTAATCAGAGTAAGTAATTGGAAACAAATACATGAAATTTTAAGAAAATGAGTAACCTTACAGTAATATTACCAGCGGCAGGAAAAGGAACAAGATTAAATTTACCATATCCAAAAGAAATATTAAGAATTAATAATGACGAAGCATTGATAGATTACTCGTTTAATTTTTTCAGAGACTATGGACGTAAAGATGTCGACTTCGTAGTTGTAATAAACGAAAACAAAACAGAATTAATAACATACCTAGCAAAATATAAAGACAGATACAACATCAGTTTTGTGTATCAAAATCCAAACGAGGAAGAATACACAGGTGCAATTAAAAGTGCAAGTCATTTATTTGGTGAATATAATTTAGTTCTCCTGCCTGATACTATAATGAAACTTAGGAATGGAGGAGATTTATTTGAACTTGTAAAAACCTCATTAACCGAGACAGGATTTACATTTTTATATAAAGACGAAATTAATCATGAAGTGTTAAAAACAAAAGGTGCATTATACGTAGATGATGATAAGATAATAAAAAATTATCAAGATAAACCTGATACAAACTTAGAACAATTTAATGCTTTTTGGTGTGCATTTGCCTTCAGGAGAAGAGCATTTAAATCTTGTATGGACTTTATGGAGAAGTCTACACTTAAACAACCAGTCGAAAACACAGAAATTTGTTCAACACCAATCTACAATTCTAAAGCAATTGATGTTGAAGATTATGTAGACTTAGGTACTTGGGATGAAATAAAAAGATTATTAATCAATGAAAAAAATAATAACTGATTGTGATGGCGTACTGCTAGACTGGTGTTTTGCTTTTGACATTTGGATGAAAGAGCAAGGATACGTTAGATTTCCTGAGACCGATCAATATTTTGAACAATCCAAAAGATACGGCATAGATGAAACCGAAGCACTAGAACTAGTGCATAAATTTAACGAAACTGGTGTGTTAGGATTTGTTCCAGCATACAAAGATAGTGTGGAGTTTGTCAGTAAATTTGCAAGAGACGGTTGGCGTTTTGAGGTTATCACAATGATTGGCAAAGACAAATATGCACATCAATTGCGTAAAGCCAATCTAAAACACTTGTTTGGCGATGTGTTTGATTACATATATTGTGCAGGAGATTTTAGAAAACCAAAAAAAGAAATTCTCGAAGAAAGATACAAAGGTAAAAATTATATTTGGATCGAAGATCGAGTTGATTATGCAATACAAGGCGAACAAGTTGGCCTTAATACGTTTATGATGGATCACCCATACAATCGTGAGGGTTGGAATGGCAAGCGGGTAAAAAACTGGAAGGAATTATATGACGCCACACAATGAAGCAAAAAAAGGTGATTATGCAGATACAGTATTGCTACCAGGAGATCCGTTAAGAGCAAAATGGATTGCTGAAACCTATTTTGAAAATCCTGTACAAGTAAACAGTGTGAGGAATTGTTTAGGCTTTACAGGCACTTACAATGGTAAACGTATATCTGTGCAGGCAGGCGGTATGGGAATGCCAAGTAACTCAATTTATATTACAGAACTCTTTAAATTTTATGATGTACAAAAAATAATAAGAGTAGGCAGTTGTGGAGGCATAGCAAAACACATTAAGGTAGGAGACATTGTCGCGGCAACAACAGCAAGTACTGACAGTGCGATGGGCAAAAATTTAATCCCTGGCTTCCAATATAGTCCAAGTGCAGATTATCAATTACTTAAAAAGTTTTCAGATATTTGCCCCGAGGCCCATGTTGGTGGCATTACATCTAATGATTATTTCTATCAACCTAGTGAAACATGGTGGCACGATCACCAAGCATATGGTATATTAGCAGTCGAAATGGAAACTTATATGTTATACACATTGGCCGCACAATTCAATCGTAAAGCATTATCAGTAAACACAGTTGCAGATCATTTTGAGGATTCAAACAAAAATATGTCCCCCGAAGAAAGGCAAACAGGCTTTTCACACATGATAGAGGCAGTGCTTCAACTATGATTTGTATAGCAATCCCAACACGTGGCCGGCCGCAGTATCTTGAAAAGTTAGTGACAAGTGCATTAGATATGGCTAATAATAAATCAAATGTTATTATAAAATATTATCTTAATGATGATGATAACCAATTAAAGTTTTACAAAAATATACTTACAAACCTGCAGTCAACTTATGGAAAATCTGTGCAGTACGAAATAGGACCCGATCAAAACACTATCCTTAGTTGGAACGAGATGTGTGAAAACACGGAAGCAGATTACTATATGTTGGCAGGAGACGAAGTAGTATTTGAGACACAGGATTGGGACTTGAAATTGGATTTGACCAAAATGGAGTATCCTGATGGTATTTTCTGTATGGCCATGTTTTGCGGCAGAGATAATAGGTATGAGAAACAACAATGCGTTACTCCTGTCGTTACTAAAGAATGGCGCAAAGCACTAGGATATTTTTGGGGACCTATGTTTTGGCACTGGAACGTGGATCAATGGACTGGTGAATTAGCGAAAGCAATAGATAGATTTGTGTATAGAAGAGATATAACAGTAAGAATTACAAAGATGAAAGATGAAACAGGAATGCGTAATAGAAGTAAAGGTGTATTTAAAAGAGATGAATGGACATATAAAAAATGCAAAGAAGTGTACTTTCAAGATGATGTAGAAAGACTAAAAAGAGCAATTAAATAGAGTTATGAAGATTTATGTAGGCTGGGATTCACGAGAAGATATTGCATATCAAGTTTGCGAACATTCTATTAAGCGTAGAGATCCGGATGCGGAAGTGTATCCTTTAAAGCAAAACGAAATGCGTGAACAGGGCATATACACTAGAGAAGTTGACAAACTCGCAACGACACAATTTACATTTACAAGATTTTTTGTTCCTTATCTTAACGACTTCAAAGGCTGGGCAGTTTTTTGCGACTGTGATTTTTTATGGAAAATTCCTAGTCATGAATTAGAAAAATATTGTGATCCTAGTAAAGCAGTTGTTTGTGTGCAACACGATTACAAACCAAAAGAGACAACAAAAATGGACGGACAGGTACAAACTGTGTATCCAAGAAAAAATTGGAGTAGCATGGTACTTTGGAACTGCGAACATCCAAAAAATAAGATATTGACGCCTGATTTTTTAAACCAACAAACCCCTAAATTCTTGCATAGATTTACATGGTTGGATGACTCTGAGATAGGATCTTTGCCCCACAATTATAATTGGTTAGTAGGTTGGTACCAAGAACCAGATGATGGCAAACCAAAAATATTACACTACACCGAAGGTGGTCCATGGTTCGACGGGTATAGAGAATGTGAATATGCAGATGACTGGAAAAAAGAAGTTATCAACTTATTCAGTGCATAAACTATTTCAAAAACTCGAAGATAAGCATCTCATACACACTGGGGTAATAGTTTTACCCGAAGTGTTCGAACGCGAAAGTTACAACAGATTATATGAATTTCAAAATTATCTAGACGGAAAGTATTGGACTGAATTCAAAAAATACAATAAATGTTCGTTTAAATTTTTACATAATTTAGAGGATATAGATACAACACAGGTTGTGTGTGTTTGGTTTTTCAGAGAGCGTCCTGATACAGCAGAATATCGCAAGTATTGTAGAGATAAAAAAATAGATCCCTACAAAGATTTTGTAGATCTTACAGTTAATAAACACAATGTAAGTTATCAAACAAATACCATGCTAATTACAAATAAAGACATAAAATTAAATAAAAATAAATTTGTTATACGTAGACCTTGTGTACAGATAGATTTACAAACTATTGATATTGTCTACAAAAAGAAAATAAAAAAAATGCTTTTGAGGAATTTGGGATAATGATATATATTAAAAATTTTTATAAGGACGAGGAATACAATAAGTTATATGAAAATCAAAACAATCTATCCCATACTACATGGCAAAATTTTAAAAATAAAATTAGGTTCAAATATAAATTTTTTAAAGATGTCGAACAGGCAGATTATTCAAAACCTGTCATTTGCCTATGGTTTTTTAAGGAACGTTCTGACAATAAAATAAACAAGGATATTTTAATAAGTGGCAAATCCGTAGAATATGCTCCAAATAATTTAATCCTTTTTGATAATAACGACAAGACGATTTATATTAGAGATAGAAAAATTTACAAAAGACCAGTAGTTCAGTTTGATATTAATTTGGATGATTACAAAATAATATTAAATATATCAAATGACCGAAGGACAAAATTTTTTAGATAAGTGTTTAGATACACCTGTAAACCTTAATCCATGGCCACACCAAATTATTGACAACACATTATCCGAAGAAACTTTTATTAAACTAGAAGCACAATGCAAGAAGTACCTCACACTGGAAACAAAGGACTTGATACAAATATTTCCAGGGCAATTCAAAGATTGGGATATAGACTTCTTTGACGAAGCAAAGGATATATGTCGAAATCTTATAGACAACTATAAAAAAATTTGTGGTTTGTATCCGGAGCATAGAGATTATAGCACAATAGGAGCCAACTGTCACATATCCATCTGTCCACCGTTACCCTACAAATTTTACATACATCAAGAAGGACTTGAAAAAATTTGGAGTTCTGTGACATACGTGTCTCCCGATATAAACGTTGGTACAAAAATGTATAAGGCACAAAAAGCAGATGCATTCATTAAAGAAGCAGAATGGAAAGCCAATACTAGTTTTATTTTTTGTGGTAAGCAAGGAAAGACATGGCATTCCTATGAAAGCAATCAAGACACAAACAGAATTACATTTAATATTTTTTTAATGAAATATAGAGATAAATGTTTTTTAAGATAATGTAAATGTTTCTTTGGCTACTGCTAACATATTATAATTAGGCTTAAATTTTTCGTAGCCACTTGCATGACCAAAATAGCAACTAACACTATTTTTTTTATTATATCGCCAGTCTAACTGTTCAACTTTTACTTTTGATGCCAACATAGCATATATAAGCATTTCGTTATCATCACCTTGTAAATTTTTATAATCCAAATATGGTGACATTCTTTCAACTGCTTTTTTTGTCAACATAAAAACTCCTGCATTGAATCTAGATTTTTGAAGAACTTCTGCATCAAACTTTTCAAGACAAGTGTCTTTTTTTCTATCTGTATGATATTTCAAACTATTCTTAAGTGCAATCCTATCCTGCACAGGTTTGAAAGAATCATCTCCTGGATATTTTTCAAACACATTTGGTGATCTTTCCCATACAATTACATCTGTGTCTAAATAAAGAATATGAGTATAATCTTTCCACCATTCATTATTGAAAAATAAATCAAAACGTTCAAAGGTAGGATGAACATGATTGATTGTAGGTTCTGTAATTAATTTGTAATCTATCTTATACTTCTCACAATATTTTTTAACCGAGGTCACGGAATACGCAAAAAGTTCATCATTTACTCCTATTTGATTATACGTTGGATCTTTATATTTGTTTGCAGGAACAAAAAATTGTACTACTAATGGTTTCATTTATAGTATACCCTATCTGGTAAATTATCTAAAATACATTTATATTTTAAACTATTAATAAAAGCATCAACATCATTAGTGATATTTTCTATATATAAAAATTTTACGTTAGACTGATTCTCATCATTTTTACCTAAAGTTTTAGGTGCACCACTAAACGTAGTAATTACATTGTTTGAATTTATTTTAATTAAATCTAAATTAGTGTAGTTAAAATAATCGATATTGAAAGTTTTTGGAGGAGAAGTTATATCTGCAATTTGTTGGTCATTGTATTTTACATTATTGTACGGCACTAAATTTTTTTCACTAAACTTGGCAAAACTTTTCCTATGTTCAAAGGCAAAAATTTCTTTCGCATACAATCTCATACTTCTGCTCCATATACCGTATTCAGAATTACAATCTAACACTTGTTGAAATTTTTTATATTGATATTTGCAAAATTTTATCCATTGTTTTAATCCGTCTGTCGATATTTGTACATCCTCGTCTGGCAACCAAATTTCGTTTATTTTTTGCATTACAAAATTCCCTTGTCAAATAAAATTTCCACTGCGTGTCCATTTTCAATTTCTTCTGGTGTAAATTGCTGATATGCCAAACTATATAACCAATCCTCGGGACTAACAAACATAGGGTTTTCGATGTCGGCAAGGTTTGTGTTTCCAATGTGTGTTGCAAAACTTTTCTCGTCACAAAACACAGGCTTTCCGTTACAGACAGACTCTATAGCACTGATACTACAACTTGTCACACAACACCATGCGTCTTTCAAATCTTCCTCTATTGGCACTTTTGCAACTGATGGACCCGATGTTCCTTTGCCTCTGGGTTTATTCCTTATTTTAATTGGTCTATCTGTATATCTTTTTATTTGCTCTACAGTTTCCTTAGTCCAGTTTGGTCTATCGAGATATTCGTTTATACCTGCACTGCTAGGGCATACTAAAATATAATCTCCTTTAAGGTCAGGTGCTTTTAATTTAATGTTAAATTTATCAAATCGATCAGTTTTACAGCCAGGAATGTATCTCACGTGAATACTATTTTTACATATTCTCCAGTAATGGTTATCCTTTTGAAGATTACTATTATCAAATCTACCAAAGTAAGGTGTGTCAGTGTACCAAAAAGACTGCTTACGTGCTTCTAACTTTTTTACCATTTCTCTGTTGTTTCCAACGAATCCCCAGAACATTGAGTTTGGTAAAGGATCTGTTTCTAACGAATTGTTTTTGATTTGAACTTGCTCAGGCCACGATTTTTGTACACCGTTAAACACCTCCCATGCCTTGCTGTTCAAATTATTAACGGGGGCATAAATTGTGATCATCTATAAAATCCTTTAGTTGATTCGCCCATTGTATGTGTCCTTCTGTGTTTGGATGGGGATCACCTTCTGCACAATATTGATTATTTTTTACAGTATAGTCTAAATGGCTAGTCTCAGGTTTAAAAAAATTATTTTTATCTATTTTGTCCCACATCATTTGTATATCCTCATTATCAATTACAGGTTTAGATAAAGTATTGTAGAACACATAAGGATATTTTTTAATTTTAAAAAAGTCCTGCAAGGCTAATAAATGGCTTATTGCCTCTATTTGTATAAGTTGATTAATATCACATCCACTTTTAAAAAGGTATCTTGTAAATTTAATTGTTTCTTCATCTCTATTTGGATCCCAGGTTTTCCATGTTGTAGTCATGTCAGGAAATTTATGTTGTTTATATCCATCACTGGTTGGAAAGTCAAATCTATTACCACCGCTTGATCCAATTAAGAAAAAGGATTCTTGTGCCAAGGTCACAAATTTTTCACACCATGCCCTTGTTGTCCAGTATAACCTTTTATGTCCCCTACCGCCATTTGCCATTTGACAGGCGACCTCAAGATTCATTAATTTAGCAAGTTCTTGCCCTGTATGGGTATGGACACCTCTCCGTGGCCTAGTGGTAAGGAAAGAGCAACCGTTTATGAACATTCTGTTGGGTATCATACAATAATTATAGTATAATTATCTAGAATATGCAAACGGTTGAAAACATTTCTGACATAAAATATTTCCTACATCAATTTGACATAATTGACGAGTCCTATGATTATTATTTGAAGTGGGCAAATATGAAGATGGAAATGAAATTTACCAGTATGCCTACTTTTGTAGCAGATTTCCATAATTGTTCTGTGTCAACTTTACCTGTTTTGATTACTGAGGATCGTAAGATGCTCACACATCATTTATGGCCCCTTATATCAAAATATAGAAATAAACCACAGAAGGTACATAAATTTTTTAGTAAATGGGAAGATAAAGTTGATATTGAGATGCCACCAATAACCAAACAGTTTCAAGATGCTACTTGGACTTATGTTTGGTTGCCAATTGATGAGTATAGTGCAGAAAATCCGTGGCATATATGGATCGATGTGATATCTAAATTTAGATTATTGGAAAAAAGGTGGGCCACAGATTTTACAAAATATGTTTATATCTTATCCAACCCAAGCAACTATTTTGAAAAGGTCGCTAAAGAATTGTTTCCAGAACTTAGATATTACGTTATGCCAAAGAATGAAACTTGGAGATTTTATCATATGGTTGTCCCATCGATGTCGAATTATGAGGACGGAATAATTACTCCTCATATGCCTCTTTGGTTGAGAGGCCTCGGAAATGTATTAGTGCGGGAAACACCAAAACAAAGTAGGAAAATTTTCCTTACTAGACAAGATGCAGGCAACAGGAACATATCAAACCAAGACCAGTTGCTAATGGCCTTGAAAGGTTGGGAAACAGTAACATTAGAAGGAATGAGCCTCAAAGAACAGATTCAAATTTTCAAAGAAGCATCACATGTATTGGCGCCGCATGGTGCAGGATTAGTAAACACGATTTGGTGCCAACCCAAAACTAAAATATTTGAATTACAACATAAGGATTTTATTGGTAAAAAAGTTTATCCAGTATTATCAAAACATCTAGATCTAGAACATACTGTGGTGCTTACAGATAGTATTAAGTTAAATCAGAAGAAACCAAGAAATAAAAAAGGAAAAGACATGGTTGATCTGAAAGTCGATGTGCCGCAATTAATTAGACTTTTAGACTAAAATCATTTACAATAATATTATGTTTTACGCAGTAAAAACAGAAAGAGCCAACACTGAAAAATATATAGAAGCAATGAGCAGGGGAATGAATGGTAAAATAGTATCTTACCAAGATGTTCTGAATTCAAATGATTGTAAAAAAGTAACATTCATGGGCGTCCTACGAGGCACTAATTTGGTTTATCACTGGGCAAAAAAAAATAAAAAAGACTTTTATTATATTGATAGACCTTACTGGGGTGACAGTAGAGGTACACCTTATTGGATGAGATGTGTCAAAAACCAACACGTCAAAACATTTATCGAGGACAGACCTGACGACAGGTACAAAAAATATTATCGAGGTGATGCAATTCAACCTTATCATAAGGACGGAAAATATATTTTAGTTGTGCCACCAAGTCATAGCATGGCATTACACTTTGATGCACAAGATTGGCTCGCAGAAACATTAAAAATACTTAAAGCAAACAGTGATAGACAAATTATTGTTAGAGAAAAACCTTATAATCCAAAAAGTTTTATCGACGAAGTAGGCAGAATGCAACCAGGACCTAGCGAAAACAAACAACCAGATAAGCCATTCGAATGGGATCAGGTTCATGCAGTAGTAACATTTAATAGTTCAATCACAATAAAAGCATTACACAACGGTGTACCGTGTTTCAGTAATTTTGAAAATCCTTGTGGTCCAATTTGTGAATCCGACTTTACAAAGATTGAGACTCCTATGTACCAAGACAGAGAACCTATTTTTTATAGTTTGGCATACGGACAGTTTACACAAGAAGAATTTAGGAATGGTTATGCAATGGAGATATTAGATGGACGTTGAAATCTTTAGACGGACAGTTAAAGACCGTAGACGTGGTGCTAGTTGGGAACTTCTACAACACATGGCAGAAGGAATACGTGCTTGTGGAGATAATCCAATAATGGTGAATGAAAATAAGACCGGCGACTGGACTGCGAATGAAATGGAACCAACTGCAAAAATTGGTTGTATGTTTGGATATGGTGGTACAAATCAAATGCATCACACCAAAGGAAGACGCAGAGACCTTGTTGAGAGAGCAAAGAAAAAAGGAATATACATTATAACTTTCGATGGTGGCATCCTATCTAGTTTTGGAAACACAATCACTCATCCAAAACACCATTGGCGTGTAAGTTTGTATTCTCCAATGAACAACGGAAATTTTTTATCTGATAACAGTCCTCCCGATAGATGGGAGATGATGAAAAAAACATGGAATATAAAGTATGAACCATGGAGAAAAAGTAATCAAGATGATCCTATATTATTTGTTTTGCAACCAAAAGATAATTGGAGTATGAATGAACTTGATCCTATTGAGTGGTTTAGAAGTGTGTATGATAAAATTAGACCATTGACTAAAAGGCAATTTTTAATCAGACCTCATCCTAACCACATGGCACACATAGAAGAACGTGTTAAAGAATTTCCCGAAGATTGCAAGGTTATAATAGGACAAAAATTTTTTTCAGGTGATGAAAAAAAGTACTATAGATTTAACTTTCAAGAAGCCATAACTAATTGTCATGCTGTTATTACTCACAACTCTACTGCCAGTATCGATTCCTGCGTTCGTGGAATCCCTACCTTTGTTACCTCAGATCTTGCAATTTGTTGGCCAGTAGCAAATACAAAATTAGACGACATAGAAAATCCAAAATATCCCAATAGAGACCAATGGGTATATGATATAGGATACAAACAATGGACCGAAGAAGAAATACGTGATGGTACAGTATTCAAAAGATTTAAAGAGAGGCTTGGCTTATAATGTGTGGAATATACGGAATCACTGAAAAAAATCCTGAATTCATACACCAATACATACAAACATGTAAACATAGAGGACCGGATGGAGAAAAGGTTTGGTGGGATCCTGATAGCAAAATCACCCTAGGTCATAATTTGCTTTCGATCATGAGTGATCCAAAAATATCAATACAACCATGGAAGACCCCAGACGGAAATATTTTGGTATACAATGGTGAAATATTCAACTACTACGAATTAAAACAAAAGTATAAGGGCAAAGGATTTGCTGGACTTACAGGTACCGATACCGACTTACTTGCTTGGGGGTTAGACACTTTTGGTTTAAAATTTTTAGATGAAATTGATTCAATGCATGGTTTTGCGTATTACAAAATAAAAGAACAAGAACTTTGGATATCACGTGATCACGCTGGTATCAAACCATTATTCTATGCGGAAATAAAAGAAGGACTGGTGTTTGGATCTGAGATAAAAGGCATGATAGATAAAGTTCCAAACGCAAGGAAGATTGATCCACTGGCTGTAAGTTTTATGGGAAAGACAGGAATCAATGCTTTAAGAAATACATTTTTTAGTGGCATAAAAAAATTACTAGCAGGCGAAACTGTTGTATACGATGTCGCAAATAAAAAAATAAAAAGAATATACAGACAACATATAAAACCTGTAAGTCAGAACACGTTTAATGCAGACGAATTTAGATCCATATCTCACGAAGCAGTTAAGATGTGTAGTATTGGTAGAAGAAAAATTGGAGTATTTTTAAGCGGTGGATTGGATTCGAGTTTAGTTGCGTATGAACTTAATAAAGTGAAAGGCGAGGTAAACTCCTTTACAAATAAGATGTATCCAAATGTAAAAGCAGATGAGGACTATAACGAAGATGCCGTCTGTGCCAGTATCCTTGCAAATCAGAATAAGTTCAATCATACAGAAGTTCCTATTACACCCGAAAATTTTATAGAATCATGGCAAGACTCGATTTATTATATGGAACAACCTGTTTACAATCCTAGTATGGCCATGTATTGCTACACTAACAAGTTTCTATCATCCAAAGATATTGTAGTCACAATGGCCGGAGATATGGGTGATGAGGTTCTAGCAGGATATCCAAAATACTGGAAAATGAAAAATCCTGAATGGTTAAGAAAACAAATAGGAAAAGACAAATTAACAACATGGGATGATATTTTAAAATTGTGGCTCAAAAGAATAAAAAGGCCTTTACAATTAACAGATAATCCGCTGAATGAAAATATTTTACTTGAAGAATTTAAAAAGTGTTATTCTGGAGACCTTTGGAACCCAAATGATCCCGTTGGATCATATATGGCGCTAGATTGTGTGGCCCAGGTACCTGAAGAGATGTTTAATAGGAATGACAAGTATGGAATGGCGTACGGTATGGAAGGTAGATTTCCGTTGGCATCCAAAACATTTATGAAATACTGTATGGGTATGCATAGCGAAATTAAAATGGGTATAGATAAAAGTAACACAAAGATATTAACAAAACAATCATACCAAGGACTATTGCCAAACGAAATCATCAACAAAGGTAAAACAGGATGGACCGTACCAGTTGGGCATTGGCTGACAACCAATATGAGTGAAAAATTAAAAAAGTTTTATAATGAATCCATGAAAGATCAAAGTAAATTGGATGTAATTAAAGCAAGTCAAAAAGCAGGCAAGGCATTAATTCCTGCATGGATAGTAAACGATTGGATAAAAAAATACCAAATGTATTTTTAATTAAATAGGATTATGAGGATAAAAGTAATTACGAGTTATAAGCCAGGCACTTGGGAAGCATATTCAAAGAAAGGTGTTGAAAGCATGGCCGAACAATTTCCAAAAGAAATTGATATTGTAGTGTATGCAGAAGAACCAAAACCTAAATGCGATTATGACAGAATACAATGGATAGACCTAAACTCAGCGGAGCCTGAACTTTTTAAATTTAAAAATAAACACAAGGATGATCCGGTTGCAAATGGTGAATTACAGGAAATACCTGGTGGTGTGAGACGTCCTGCCGAATTAAAAACCAAAGGCGGCAAAGATGCAACAAAAGGTTCATACCTATGGGCGGCTGTGAGATTTGCTAATAAAGTTTTTTGCGTTGTAAACGGTGTAAGAAATTCGCAAGACTATGATTATGTAGTATGGATAGATGCCGACACATTTACTTTCAGGCCAGTGCCGATGGATTTTTTTGAATCTCTGTTACCGTCAGACACAATGGTAACCTACCTCGGGAGAGAAAATCCTAAACTTAACGACGGCGGCAAATATCCTGAATGTGGTTTTGTTGGTTATAATCTTAAACATCCAGAAATACAAAGTTTTGTAAATGACTGGGAAAAATTATACGTCACAGACGAAGTTTTTAAATTATTAGAGTGGCATGACTCCTACGTATTTTGGTACCTAACAAAAAAATATAAAAAAGAAAGTCCGTATCCTATTAAATTTAATGACATAGGATATTGGAAAGGAGTAAAGGGTCATCATGTATTTGTTAATAGCGAACTTGGGCAATACATGGATCACATGAAAGGCAGTCGAAAAAAAGAAGGAAGATCAAAAGCAAATGATCTAAGGGCAAATCCAAACGCACCTGTTGATATATTCCAAGTAGATTACTGGAAGAATTTAAAATGAGAATAGAAGTATGGCCCGAACATGGACCTATCAATTCCAAACCAATATTTGAAGCGTTTATACAAAGTTTAAGAGACAATGGAGAGGAAGTTTTTGTTAACACGAGAGCAAACGCAGATGTGGCTGTGATATGGTCTGTGCTATGGCGTGGCAGAATGGAAAGATATAGAACAATATATAACGAGTACAGGAATCAAAACAAACCAGTTGTAGTCTTAGAAGTGGGCGGCCTGCGTAGAAACAAAAGTTTCAAAATAGGAATAAACGGAATAAACAGGCGTGCCGATTTTGCCAACCAAAATTTTGATGATAAAAGATGGCCTTTGTTTAATCATACCTTAAAAAATTGGAATAGCACAGGAGAAATAATTGTCATATGTGGTCAGCATGACTCATCTGAACAATGGAAAGGTTTGCCAAAGATGGAGCAATGGATTGAACAACAAATAATGGAAATCAGGAAATATACAACTAGACCTATTTTAGTCAGACCACATCCTAGGAATAACATAGGGTTTCCAAACAATAAATTCACAAATGTTAAGGTGAGGCAACCAAAAAGAGATTTTACAACTTACGATGATACTGATTTTAAAGCAACATTGGAAAGAACATGGGCAGTTGTAAATCATAGTTCTAATCCTGCCATGGAGGCAGTAATCCACGGAATACCTGTGTTTGTATCGGAGGATAGTTTATGCCACGATGTTGGAAATATAAGTTTAAGCGATATAAACACACCTGCCATGCCAGCAAGACAAAAATGGGCAAACCAACTTGCATATACAGAATGGTTCGAGGACGAGATTAGACAGGGTATACCATGGAAAAGAATCAAAAAAAGAATAGAGGAAAAATATCTAAAATGAGAACTTTAAATTTACAGCCAGGAGAAATTGAGCGTATCGAATTTGAACAATACAAAGGTGAAACTGTAATATTAGCCACCATTATAAGAGGAGGCAAAAAAATACAAGAGACTGCCTACTTTGAGGATCAAGTCAAAGCAGTGCCTAGAGGAAATGCTTATGTAATAGGCAATGGTCCTAGTCGTAAAGGATTTGATCTCAATAGCCTTAAAGCCACAGGACAAACATATGGTTGTAATGCAATTTACAGAGACTTCACTCCGGATTTTATTTTTAGTGTTGATACAAAAATGACAACAGAAATGGTTGAGAACAAAGTGGGTGAAAAGACAATACACTATGCGCCATCACTGGAGGTTAATAGAAAACAAAACAAAGGACTATTACATCTCATACCTAATAATCCACATTGGATATCCGGAAACACTGCATTTTGGACAGCAGGTGTACATGGACATAAAAATATATATCTACTAGGTTTTGATTTTAGGGAATACGGAAAGGGACAACTGAACAACATCTATCAAGGTAGTATCAATTACGGACCAAGAGATGATGACAAAATATTTGAAGGATGGCTTAAACAATTCAGAGACATGCTAAAGATGAGACCTTACGTGAATTACACTGTGGTGCATGACGATCCACCAGAATATATGAACTACTTGCAGACAGGCACAGACCATGGCAATAGCAAGTTAATGACCTATAAAGAATTTAACGATAAAGTCTTAAACCAACAGAATTAAATTTATTTCTAAAACTATAGAAGTTTTCGTTATGATTAGAATACGGATCTTTTATAACTTGCATTTGATAAAGATGAACCATTTCGTGTGCAAGTGTTTCGATAAAATCCTTCCATTTTGGAAATTTACAATGTAGTTCAATTCTGTAGAATACTTCAGTTTTGTGGTACGGTATCACTCTCTGGTCAAACGTTCCTTTTCTACAATGTCTGTTGTCCCAGTCTGCCACACATCTACCCCAGTCATGATGAAGTTTTCTTATATGGATCACGCAACCACGTAACTTGTTGTCGAACAGCATTTGGTTAAGTTTTCTAAACCAATGTGCCGCCATTACAGGCGTTGGCTTAAATCCAACAACCCCTTCTCTTTCGGTCAGAGTTCTTTTGAATTGTTTTTTAAGACTTTTCCTTTGACTTTTACTGTGTTTTTCCATAGGTTGACTAAAATTACCAGTTGTGTTATACTAATAATTATCTAAAAACACATGAGTAATATGCACACAGATTTACCAAAAACAATAAACGAAGCACTTAAAATATTAGCATATAATGATTATTTTTGGTATAGTCATCCAAAAACACCAAATACCCAGATCAATGCTCATCCCAAAGATTTTGAAACAGTGAAATCATTGGCAGAGGCTCAATATGCCTGGACAGAAAAACAGGCAAAATTAGCGGTTGTAATTCTAAAAAGATACCTAACAAAGTTTCAAGCACACGGTATGGATATCAAGCAATTACTGGACAATCCACAGTACGAACAACCATTTAGAGTTATAAATTTTGAAAAAAGCATTGAAAAATTTATAGACGACGACGAAATTACAAAAATTGAATTAAAATTTCCTTACACTAAAAAAATTATTAGTTTGGTGAGAATGCTTAAGGATCACAAGGACTTACCTGGAATGTACGCAAAATACGACGGTGAAAATAAAAAATGGACATTCCTACACAGCGACGTGACAGTATATTTTTTGACACTAATTGCAATACGTTATGACTTTAAATTTATTACACCCGAGTTATATGATGAATACCTAGAAGTAAAAAAAGAAAAATGTTCTTACAAGAAGCCGGTTGCTAGGTTAATCGGAAATGAAATCATTGTAGACAATGCAGAAGAAAGTTTCTATGAATATTGGAATACTAATGTTAAAAATGAAAAACCGTTGATACAGGCAGATCGATTAAAAGAGTTTGGTATATCTACACAAAACTTAAAAGTAAGAAGTTGGACCGAGTTGGGAAAGAAAATAGCATTGTGTACAAAAACTAAAGCATGGATCAACAAAAACGATTATAGCAGAGATCAAGTAATTGGAGGATTGGCAGAACTAAATTGTTTTCCACTTGTGATACCTGTTAGTGGAGATCCTAATACAGACGAGGATGCAGATGAGTGGGACTTATGGTTATCAACTTTTGAAAGACATGGAATCACTCCAAAAAATATTTCATTTGGTTTTGACATCAAACAACCAAAAAGACGAGACGAAGATTTTGAGTATAACGATAATATAGTTGGAAAAATGAGTGATGCTAAATTTCAAACCTTATACGAAGTGTACCAATTGAGTAAGCAATTCAAATATATTGATAAGGAAACAAAAGTTATCTTTGTAAGGAATAGAATACCAAAAACTTTAATTAAGTCAGAAATAAAACCAAAATGTGTTTTGGTGACATTAGGCGGTGGTTACTATACTTCGGGCACCGAAAATTTGAAGAGATTTCTTGATTCTTTACCTAAGATGTTGTATTATAATGATCACAGACCATCAAATTATGATTGGGGTGAAAACGTTATAATGAAACTATGAGCAGTTGCAAACTTGTAATAAAAGATCAGGTAAATGTCAAATTTGAAAATTTAGACTTGAAATGGAGACAACGTCTACATCAAAAATTTAAATATCAAGTTCCATACGCATATCATTTACCATCAGTTAAACTAGGAAGATGGGACGGTAAGATTGCATTCTTTGGATTAGGTGGCTCAACTTATCTTCATCTCGTTGAAAAGATACTGCCAATTCTTGAAGACGGCGGTGTTTATGTTGATCTCGATGACCAAAGACCAAACTTTGATGTTGAATTTAAAAAGATAGACAAAGATTATTTGTCGGATATTAAATGGCCGGAAAATCATCCTTGTGCTGGACAACCTATAGAATTGAGAGATTATCAAGTAAAAACTATTAATAAATTTCTAGAAGAAACACAAAGCATACAGGAAATTGCAACCGGTGCCGGAAAAACTATTATCACAGCATCGTTGTGTAGATTAGTCGAGCCTTACGGTAGAACATTAACAATAGTGCCAAACAAAAGTCTAGTAACACAAACTGAAGAAGACTTCGTTGCTTGTGAATTAGATACAGGTGTTTATTACGGTGACCGAAAGGAAGTAGGAAGATATAACACGATTGCTACTTGGCAAAGTTTAAACGTGTTAGAGAAAAAAGCAAAAAACGAACACTCAACAGAATTTAAAGAATTCTGCAGTGGTATAAACACTATTATAGTCGACGAAGTACACATGGCGAAAGCAGATGTGTTGAAAAGATTGTTAACCGGTCCTCTCGCACATTGTCAAATACGTTGGGGACTTACAGGTACCATACCCAAAGAAGAATATGAATACATGGGGATTAAAGTTTCACTGGGCGAAGTAACTCATAAAATTCCAGCAAAAGAATTACAGGATAAAGGAGTATTAGCAAACTGTCATGTCAATGTTTTGCAGACCTTAGACACAGTGGAGTTTAAAAACTATCAAGAAGAATTGAAATGGCTAACTACGGATAGCAACAGAATGTCTTGGATTGCTCAAACTATTGAACACATATCAACATCTGGCAACACATTAATTTTAGTCGACAGAATATCTGCAGGCGAAATATTAGAAAAAAAATTAAAAGATTCTGTCTTTATATCAGGATCTACAAAAACATTAGAAAGGAAAGAACACTACGATGAAGTGTCTACATCAAAAAGTAAAATCATTATTGCCACATATGGAGTGGCTTCTGTTGGTATTAATATTCCTAGGATATTCAACCTTGTTCTTATTGAACCTGGCAAGTCTTTTGTAAGAGTAATTCAAAGCATAGGAAGAGGCATACGTAAGGCAGAAGATAAAGACAATGTACAAATTTGGGATATTACCAGCAGTTGCAAATTTGCGAAAAGACATCTTACCCAAAGAAAAAAGTTTTACAAAGAGGCAAATTATCCGTATAATATAGAGAAAGTAGATTATGAAAATACTAACTCTTGATGACCAGACCTATACTTTGGAAAGAATTCCAGAATACGTAGATGAAAAATTGCGTTTTGCAGTTTTAGATAACACTAATCCAGAAGAGCCAGATTTTTTCTACATACCATTAATATTCTTAGAAAGTTTCAACGCCCCGGCGGCAGTGCTTGAAATAGGAAAACACAAAATTAAAATGCCATTAGATTGGAAAATGTTAATTGGAGAACAAGGACAGCCAGAAATGCATGTGCTTCCAATAACAAGTTTAAATGATAGAGGATTTGACGCTTTTACTTTCAATCCTTTAAGCAGTTCTAAACCGGATTTCTATCCTATAGATGTTGTAGATATCTACACAGAAGTGAAATGGTACTTCCCGAAAATTAAGTCTGGACAACTACTCGCAGTGCCTTTGACAAAGGGTCCTAAACCAGTATGTGCTTACTTTGTAAAAGATATTTCTCGACAGTGCGAACAGGTTGATTATGGCTCAGTATGGTAAGACAACTATTGAAATTAATGCGCCACTTATCATCGCACAAGATGGTATTGCAGTTTGGATGGAAGAAGAATGGCCAAGAAAATTTTTTGGATGGCTAGAAGAACAAAATATAAATTTGCGAGGAATAAAACATGGCAATGGCCATTTAGTGTTAGAATTCAAAACACCAGAAGACCTAACTTTGTTTGGATTTAAATATGACGAAAAGAAAATTTTTTGAACTTAAAAACGGATTAAAAGCAATCGATTATCGTAATAAAGATTATTACGATAGGATTGATGACCACGAAAGATCTTTATACTCTCCGTTCATGATCATGAGATATGCATCAAGTATATCATCGAAGGATCTTTTTTACATAGAACACTATATAGAAATGGTGAACGAATGTGCAAATAAAAATTTATTTGTGTTGTCCAGCAAACATAAAAAACTTTGTTGGATACTGACATCAATGTGTGGTGCCCTTAAACAACAATTCCATCCATGGATTAAACCGATGAAACGGGTGTCTAACAAAAGTCTAAAACAGTTGGAACAAATATATCCTACATGGAACATAGAAGACATTGAAGCATTAGATAAAATTATCACAGACAGAGAATTAGAGGAATTAATAGAACTACATGGACTCGACAAAATATAAATGTCCCTATTGCGGCAAGGAGTTTACTCGTGAGAGAACTTTACAAGTGCATATGTGCGAGCCTAAAAGAAGACATTTACAAAGAAATGAAAAATGGGTGCAAAATGCATTCATAGTATTTCAAAGATTTTATCAAATACATCAAAATAGTATGAAACCAAAGACATACGAAGATTTTTGTAAGAGTTCGTATTACAATGCTTTTGTAAAGTTTGGACGACACATGATGTATATAAATCCGTTATATCCTGAAAAGTTTATTGATTATGTAATATTATCGAAAGCCAAATTAGATCATTGGGCACGTGACGATTTGTATGAAGGATATCTAGTAGATACCTTAAAGATAGAACCTGTTGAAGCCGCACTACAAAGAAGCATCGCAACAATGATGGATTGGGCAGGTGAACAAAATGCACAATGGTCTGACTACTTTAGATTAGTCAATACAAATAGAGCAGTGCAACACATACAACAGGGCAAGATATCGCCATGGCTAGTACTAGGTTGCAGTGCAGGTAAAAAACTGTTACAATCATTTAACGACGAACAATTACAAATGGTCTCAAAATTTATCAAACCGGATTTTTGGGCACAAAAATTTAAAAGTTATCCGGCGGATCAGTTGTTTGTAGCGGAGACAGCCAAGGAGGCAAAAATTGAGTAGAGTAAGAATAGATATTGACGATGAACTGGATTTTGATCTCGAAGAGGGTGATATCATTATACACATCAAACATGATGGTAATATTGGAAAAGTTTGTATGCCTGACATGAATAGTACTGTACAAAACAGTGATGGTTACAAAAAAATGTTGCAGTGTTTAGAAATTTTAAAACCTGGAACAAAAAAACAATTTATAAAATACCACGAAAAAAAAAGGAAAGGAACAATGCACTAATGGGAAAACATTTAAAAACTTCTATGGATGAAAAAGTTATCGACTATCTTGCTATAGAACTATACAAGAAAGATCCTCTAAACATTGTATTAAACAAGTTTATGTCTATGAAGAATGAGGAAGGTTATAGCCTAACAAAAACAATTAACAAATTTAAAGAAACAGGTAAGCATCCGGATCATTATAATACTGATGGTACCTGGAAATACCCTGGTGGCAAAATACCTTTCGAGGAGTTTAAACTTTGATGTTTTATCTAAGAAAACTTTTCACTAAAAAAAACTTACTTGGTATTGCAAGTATAATTGGATTTATATATCTAGTTGCACTACTTTTAAATTTTTTACAAGGAACAATATAATGCCTGATGTTGACATAGACTTTTTTGACAGAGACGGAGTACTTAAATTATTCAAACATACTCCTGCCACTATTATTAAAGAAGAGAAAACCGAAAAACACAAAACAGGTGTATACTTTCATGCTGTACCGGAGCACCCAATAACCGGACACGCAACCTTAGATTATAAAAAAGCAGAGGACAGAGGATACTTCAAGATAGATTGTTTAAACGTAAACATCTATAAAGATATAAAATCTGAACAGGAACTTGTTGAACTTATGATACAGGAACCGGATTGGGATATATTGAAAGATGCTACAACGGTTGATCAATTATTCCATTTGAATGGACACTTTAAAATTGTTTCACAACTAGAACCAAAGAATATAGAACAACTTGCGGCTGTGTTGGCAATTATACGTCCTGCAAAAAGACATTTGATGTATAAGGATTGGAAAGATATATTGCAAGAAGTTTGGATTAAACCAACGGATGGCAGTTACTTCTTTAAAAAATCACACGCAGTTGCATATGCCCATGCCATTGTTGTGCAGATGAATTTAATGCAAAAGCATAAATATAGTTTTGATGCACAATCAAAAGAAAAAGAAGACTTCCCGAAAAAAACGTAAACAAAAATCTACTACTTCTAAAAAGGATCCATATGGTTATCAGCCAGATAGTCCGTTAACACAACACTATCTTACAACTGGTGCTATACTTCCTGAAAAGAAAAAAGATTAGACCGGACGTCTTACCAACTGTATAGTTCTTCTTTTTACCCGTTTCTTCGAAATTTCAGATAACTTAACAGTTGGACCTTCGACTATTTCCACATCTTTTGAATTAAGAGTTACTAATGTTGTTCTGAAATAACGGAAATCACCTTTGAGAAAAATATTTATTGGTAATTTTCTATTGGACTCATACCACCAAATCTCACCACATTTCAAATATCTCATTTTGTCTTGCGGTTGCATTATACGTCCGTAATCGTAGAAACTGATTACATTTGGGTCTTGGTTCTGCACTATCCCCACATATTCCAAATCGCCCTTACGAATAAGGCTCAAAAATGGAAATTTATCTCTTAATGTCTTAAAAAGTTCGTTCATCCTATGTCCATAAATATTGTTAAATATGTACTATGCAAACAATACAACGGTATTTACTAGATCAGTTGGTAATATGTTACCAAAGTGGTTATCACGGAAGGAATTCAAAAGTGTACGATAGAAGACTAACACTTCATAGAGGAGTATCGAATCCCATTTCGTTCACATTCAAGAACGAGGATCAAAAGGCCCAAGATATAACATCAAAGACATATGAATTGAATATCATTGATACAGAGAGCAAAAAAGCAGTGCTTACAAAGACTTTGACTATTCTCGATGATGGAAGTACAGTCAGCACCAAGGGTGATGCAAGTACAACAATTACCGAGGGTGATCTTCTATCCTTAGATGCAAAATTTTACAATTTTTCTGTTAGAGAAGTAAAGTCCGACGGAAGTAGGGAGGTGACATATGCAGACACTGGATATGCGGCGGCTGGCACTATTGAACTAGTAGACGGAGCCTATCCTGAATTTGTTTCAAGTGTTGAAGTCAGCAACTTCACTCAAGCCGGAGGTCCTTTGCAGTTTTCCTCAAGTTCTATAGATGCAAGGCCAGGAACAAACAATAATAAAGCATTACATACGATCGCTGTGTATCCAAACGCATTTAGTGGTAAACTTATCGTACAAGGAACCATGGCAAGTACACCAAGCGACAGCGATTATTTTACAGTGACATCTGCTACGTATACAGATGCATCCGCGGCATCAACTTTGAATTTTACCGGCGTTTACCATAATGTTAGGTTTAGTTGGGACAACGATTCTGGTAATACTGGAAAGATTGACAAAATCCTTTATAGACAGTAAAATATAGGGTATGAACCTGATCCAGTCGACTATTCTGACATCCTTGCCTTCTGGGCAAAAGAAAACTCCAAGTGGTTGGATATCCTTTAATGCACCTTGTTGCATACACAATGGAGAATCACAAGATAGAAAGAAACGAGGTGGTATAATGACAAGTGCTGATGGAACAGTAAGTTATCACTGTTTCAACTGTGGATACAAAGCATCTTATGTTACTGGCAGGAGGCTTACACAACGTATGCGAACTTTTATGAGTTACATAGGCATACCGGATGACACAATTAAAAAACTAGCAATAGAGGCCATGCGTCATGAAGAGAGTGATGTAAAGTATGAAAAGAAAAAATTCGTAAATTTTGTAAAAAAGCAAACTCCAAAGAACACACACAAATTAGATATTTGGTTAGAAAAATACATTGCCAAGGATCTTACTGCACCTCAGTATAAAAAAATTGATGCACTATTGAATTATCTAAAAGCAAGAGGAATAGATCCTAGTTGGTACGATTTCATGTACTCACCTGATTTTTATTTTAATTTTGATCAAAGAGTGATCATTCCTTTTTATTGGAGAGGCGAGGTGGTAGGGTATACTGGCAGACTATTTGAAAAGGCTGAGAAAATAAAATATGTTACAGAAGTACAGCCAGGTTATGTTTTCAATATGGATGCACAGACCTGGGATAGAAAATTTGTAATAGTGACAGAAGGACCATTTGATGCTATTACCGTTTCTGGAGTTAGCATACTAGGGTCGGAGATAAATGAAACACAAAAAGAATTGATCGAAGGATTAGGAAAAAAAATTATTGTAGTGCCGGACAGAGACGCACCAGGTGAAAAACTTATTAACCAAGCAATAGAATTTGGTTGGAGTGTTGCTTTTCCAGAATGGGCAGAAGATGTTGACGATGTGGCCGATGCTGTGTTAAAATATGGAAGGCTATTTACAATACAGTCAATTTTGAAAAGCACAGAATCTAACAAATTTAAAATTGATTTGAAAAGGAAAATGTATGGATAAGGAAGTAGTAAAATTACAAAAAGAAATAAAAGAATTAAAAAAAATAATTACTGAGTTAGATAAAAAACTGTCTAAACATATTATTTTTATTGAACAAGTGTATGCCCCATTACAAAAGTCAATTGATAAATTTAAAAGGTTTTTTAAATAATGACTGAATTTACCCAAGGCATACAAGGAGCAATTAGAAAATTAATAAGTGGCTCGAGTGTAGGACTTGCAATAATTTACACACTAGGTCATATTGTTATTGCAATGACCGTTGTAAGTATAATGACAGGTGCAAGTTTATGGGAGGCGGGAGCGGTCGCGTTGATCGAACCGAGTATAAATGGAATTTGGTTTTACATATTACACTCAAGTTGGAAAAGGTATAAAGGAATATAATGGCTGAATATAGTTTTGACGTACAAAAATTATACATCGAGATGATGCTGGCGGATGCAGAATCATTTGCACGAGCACAAAACATTTTCAATCCAAATAGTTTTGAGAGAAAATTACAGCCAGTTGCCAAATTTATCAAGGACTACATGGAAGAATACAAAGTCATGCCAGATGTTGAACAGGTAAACGCAAAACATGATATAAAATTAAAATCAGCAAAAGATTTAGATCCAAGCCACTTCAACTGGCTGTTAGATGAGTTTGAAACATTTTCTAGGCACAAGGCACTCGAACAAGCAATATTACAATCAGCGGACTTACTTGAAAAGGGAGACTATGCTCCTGTTGAGGACATGGTCAAGCAGGCAGTAAGTATTGGCTTGACGAAGGACCTAGGTACAGACTACTTTGAAGATCCAAAAGGTAGATTGGAGAAACTTAAAAACTCCAATGGACAAGTCAGCACAGGTTGGCCAAATCTCGATAAGAAACTGTTCGGTGGATTTAACCGAGGTGAACTAAACATTTTTGCAGGTGGATCAGGCGCAGGTAAAAGTTTGTTCTTACAGAATCTTGCAGTGAATTGGTCAACTGCTGGTTTGAACACAGTGTATATCTCTTTTGAATTAAGTGAAGAACTTACAGCGATGAGACTTGATGCAATGATGACTAACATTCCAACTAAAAAAGTTTTTCCAGAAATTGACAATGTCGAGATGAAAGTAAAAATGATGAAGAAAAAGTCTGGGGAATTGCACATAAAATATTTGCCAAGTGGAAGCACAATATTGGATATTAGAACATACATTAAGGAATTAGAACTTAAGACGAAGAAGAAGATTGACTGTATATTGATTGACTATTTGGATCTCATGATGCCAAAAAGCAAACGTATTAGTCCTGCAGATTTGTTTATAAAAGACAAGTATGTTTCTGAGGAACTAAGAAACTTTGCAGTAGAGTCCCAAATGTTATTGGCAACTGCATCACAACTTAACAGAGCCAGTGTTGAAGAAATAGAATTTGATCACTCGCACATAGCAGGTGGACTTTCAAAAATACAGACAGCAGATAACGTCATTGGTATCTTTACATCTAGAGCAATGAAGGAAAGAGGAAGGTATCAAATACAATTTATGAAAACTAGATCCAGTTCTGGTGTTGGACAGAAGGTTGATTTGGAATTTGATGTGGATAGTTTAAGAATCAGAGACTTGGCAGACGATCCAGAATACAAACAGTTTGACAAACAACGTAGTACAATATATGATTCATTAAAACAAAAATCTAAAATAAGCACAGACAAAACAGATGCACAACCTAATGTGCCAGATCCAACCAAAGGTGATGATATTGGCAAAGTAAAAGCAACTGTTGAAGGCGGAAAACTAAGACAACTACTAAACGAACTGCACTCAGATGAAGAGCAATAATGATATCAATTTCATCTATGAAAAATTAAGTGCAAAGTATCCTCATTATTCAAATAGGAAACCTAAAGCAAAAATTTACTCAAAAGCATACACCAGCCTAATTGGAGTAATGCTATCAGCACAGAGTCAAGACGCAAGGACGGCAGTAGCCTGTCAGCAATTATTCGCTCTTGCTAATACTCCTGAAGAAATGATTAAATTGTCACAGGAAGAAGTAATAGAAGCAATCCGTCCTGCAGGTTTGCACAATGCAAAATCAAAAAACATTCTTGCAACAAGCAAATTGTTGATAGAGAAATTTAATAGTAAAGTACCGCAGACACAAAAAGAATTAATGTCTTTACCCGGTGTAGGTAGGAAAAGTTCAGATATAGTGATGAGATTTGTTTTTGGAAGTCCTAATATAGCAGTTGATACTCACGTGTTTAGAATGTTGTGGAGATTGGGTTGGGCAGACAGTTTAGATGAAGGCAAAGCATCGATCACAGTGAACAAGACAACTCCTGACAAATATAAGTATGGTGCTCACATGTGGCTCATTACACATGCCAAAAAAGTTTGTAAATCGAGATCACCGGAATGTGATCCTTGCGTCATTAGTGCGGCATGTGATAAAAGAGATATAACAATACCAAAAAGTAAATTGAGGGAAGCACATAAAGTCGCATTATAAATATTTGTGATGAGCGAACTTTGTGTACTCCAAAATCTGAAAAAAGTAGAATACGACCCATGGCCCTATATCATAATTGAAAATGCGTTGCCTGAAAAAGTACACAACGAACTTTTACAAACATTACCAAACGATAGATTAGATAAACAACAACAAGTTGATAAGCATGGGAAACTAACTTGGCTATTGAAAGAATTACACGAAGAACAGTATCCAGTCAGCAACATCTGGAAGGAGTTTATTGAATATCATACTAGCAAACAATTTGTTGATAAAGTTTTTGATGCCTTTGAAAAAAAATCTAAAAATCTTGCAATACCAAGAGACCAATTGATCAAGGCCGACATAAACAATCCTGCACCGTGCAGTTACTTTACTGATTTTAGTTTTGTAAAACATCCACCTGTAAATAATGTTAGTAATAAAATACCACACACAGATAACCCAAAAGAAATATATGCAGGACTACTTTACCTTAAATCACCGGAAGACAAAAGTACAGGAGGAGATTTTTGTATTCATAAACCAAAAGGTCTTGGCATGAATTCTGTCAGAGAATATTCTAATCCAGGACCAATAGTAAAAACTTGTCCTTATGTATCAAATAATTTTGTGATGTTTTGGAACGGTGAAGAAACACAGCATAGTGTAAGTCCCAGGCAAGATGCAGAACACCCTCGATGGAGCATAAACATGATAAGCAGATTTACCGGCACTAGAAATTGGGTTTCATCATGAGGGACACTGACTTTTACATACCCGATGCAGATCATAATTTGGTCACCATGGGTAAAGGTGATGGACAAAAAGGCCTACGTGATAGTGCATTAAAATTTGTTACTGACTGGCGTACCTGTGTTGATGTTGGCGCCAATGTGGGAATGTGGACACGTTTTCTACAAAAGGACTTTGAGCGAGTGGTGTGTTTTGAACCCAATCCCATGTTCACTCGTTGTTGGCACATGAACATTAAAAGCAATTCCAATGCAATATTGCATGAAGTAGGTCTGAGCCACACAACACATACAACACACTATATTAAAAATCGATCCATGCAAAATCTGTCACGTGATGATACAGAGGGTGACATACAGTTGCACACACTAGATTCCTATAAGTTAGACTGTGTAGATTTTATAAAGATTGATGTGGACGGATATGAAGATCGTGTGCTGTTGGGTGGACTCGATACTATTGCACGATATCGACCAGTAATTAATATTGAAATGAAGA